TGCGCCGCGGGGAAGACTTGCGCACGATCAGCCAAGCCGCATACGGTAGCCCCAATGATTGGCGTAAGCTGTTCGCGTTCAACAACCTCACGAGCACTGACTTGGTAGCGGGGCAGGTTATTTTGATCCCGACAAACTCAGCAGTAGAGGAGTGCTGAGCCGTGTCAGTATTCATCCCTAGCTGCGTCGCGCATATCACGATCAAGTTTGACGAGGCGCTGTTACCTCCAGACCAGCTCGTGGCAGCTGTCAGCGTTGACGACATGCTGACGCGTGCTGGACGGCCCTCAAAGGGCGCTGTAGCCGCAAAGCCGTCGCTCGTTTCAAAGGGCAAAGAGAGCTTTGTCATGAACCTCGTACCGCTGTCGGCGCACGTTACGTTGCCAGGGTACAGGCAGGCTGGGACGTTCTCTCTAGAGCTAAACTTCAACGATCTCCCAATAGACCCACGCACTGTTCGAGCTGCGGCTATTGAGATTCACTTGGGCACGATCGACGCTGTTGCGTTTGCGCGGGGTGTACAGAGCCCCGCCGTTGCTGGGAAAGCACGTGAGAGCGTCTTAGACACTCGCAACTCTACGGGCGGCAACGGGGCTCCTGACACGCTGCTCATCGTCGCCATGATCGACAAGTGGAAAGCCTCACACAAAGGAGACAAGAGTACTATCTCAATGTCTGGGCGAGATCTGCGCGGAGCACTACTAGACACCCCCATTAGTACCGACCCAAAGGCGTCTACTACGATCATTAGCCAGTTGAAGCTTGATCAGCCTATCGACGAGCTTGTGGCACAGATACTCGGATTCCACCCTTTGTACGCGCAAAGCCGCTTTTCGGTGACGATCAGCCCAAGCGAATGGCCCAAGGGTATCCCGTCTGTCGGTGACAGGTCAGTGATCCCCAGGCACAAAAAAGGTGCAAAGGGGAAGAAGTCGCAAGCGCAGACAAACTCTCCGCTTGCCAAAATCTCGTTCTGGGACCTGATCGTACAGTTCTGCTACTTCGTCGGGGCGATACCGCTGCTCAACGGCACAAGCATCATGCTCCGACCAGTTCGGAACCTCTACAAGCAGCAGAACGCAGGTATTGACCCGAGCGCTAGCACCCCGTTCCTTGGCGGTGCGCAGCGTACTATAGACAAGCCGAGCGGGGAGAGGATCAATCCTCTCAGCGTGCGCAGACTCGTATACGGCCGAGACATTGTGGATTTTGAGCTTGAACGTAACTTCTCTGGCTATCAGCGCCCCCGGGTTGTTCGCGCCATTGGGCACGATCCCTCGTCTGCAGAGCGTGGAGACAAGAAGCAACTAGTCGCCTGGTGGCCTCCTGTTGAGGACAAGAAAGCAGCTCGCACAAAGGCATCTACCGGCAAAGAGGCTCCGCATGAAGAGGTTCTCGAGATACCAGTCCCGGGAGTTCGCGACAAGGATCGCCTGCAGGAGATTGCTCGCGCAATCTACGAAGAGATTGGTAGGGGTGAGATCGGCGGAAACATTGTCACTCAGAACCTTTCCTCCTTCGGCGGTGACAACGCGGACCCAGATCTTCTACGCATACGCCCGGGTGATGCGGTCGAGATTGCTGTCGACACAAGGACTCTTCGAAATACATCCCCTCTTGTCTCTGATTATACGGACCACTTGAGGAAGCCGTTTGCGCAGCGCGTAGACGAGATCGCAAAGGTCTTAGGGGACAAAAACCTGGCGCATGTCATCGTCTCCACTGCGCGTGGCACTGTGCAGTCACTGCAACGCTACTTCAGAGCGTCTTCAGTGAACTTTGACTGGAACGCACAATCGGGTGTAAAGATCGACTTCGACTTTCAAAACTACATCGAAGTACGGTTCAAGTCGGACGATACGTACATGCCAAAGAATCACCCCATCAAGAGGATCCCAGTATGAGCCGCAGATTCGACGCGTCTGCACTCTCTGAGATTGCCTCGCGCCCCGGGATTGACCCACGCGTGTGGCTCACTGAGGGGGTCATTACAGAGCTTGGCCACGACCCAGCACACGGGCAGTTTGCCGACATCCAGCCGATGCCCACAGGCTCCACCTTCACTGCGTACCTGGGGCAGGCGTACGCCGGGGCAGATTTCGGGGCACACTTCCCTGCAAAGGTCGGTGACACAGTGCTTGTAGCGATCCCCCACGGTGACACAGGTAACGCCCCCTGGGTCATTGCACGGCGCTGGGACGCCAGTGACAACCCCCCTGTAGAGGTGGGTGAGGGTGACGAGCCCACGGCCAACGTCGTGATCAAGGTAGAGAAAGGGCAGAAGCTACAAGTCATCGTCGACGGTGCTGGCGAGGTGCAGATCGAGTCCCGCGGCACTGGCGATGTGTCAATCACTACTGCTCGCGGAGACGTGATCGTCAAGACAGGCGGCAAGGTGTACTTGGGCGACAAAGCTAACGCGCATGAACTAGCGCAGGCGCACAAGGTTGACTTCGAGATCCAAAAGCTATGGAACGCGATTGGAGGCGTGCCAACAGTGGCCGATAAGAACTACCCTGAGGGAGTGCCACTCGGGGCGCCTTGGGTGCCTGTGTACGAGATGGCGCTGACTGTGCTGGGCAAGGCTGGCGCGAAGACTGCGCTGACTGTAGGGGCGAAGAAGGTGCTGGGCGTATGACTGTCGCTTTCGACCCCACGGGGCTAGCCCCCTGGTACGCGGGGCCTGACGGGCCCCTCAGTGTCGCCTACGCGTACGCTGTGGCGCCTCGCATTGTCAGGGTGCACCTGACTACGACTCCCCGTAACGGGCGCCTCCTGCAGGCTGGAGACGCGAGCAACGCCCTAAACTGGACTGTGGCGCTAGAGGATGCTTCTCGCACGCTCACTGTGCTGAGCACGCGCCCTGTTGATTCGCTGCGCACAGTGTGGGATGTGTACACTATGCAAACTGTCGACGCGATAGGGGTGTCGCACAAGGTCAGTTGCCTAACGCTGAAGGAGAACGACTCTCCGTTCGACAACATCGTCGATCCAAAGTTTGCGCTGTTCTGGGGATGCCACGCTCCGGCAGAGGACCCGTACGCGAAGACACAAGACTACGACATCGCGTCAGACCCAGATCGCGGCACGCTGTCGATTGACTCCTCTGGCGACTTCAGGAAGGAGACCGGCGTTGCTCTGCTAAGGAAGCTTGTGCGCCGTCGCTTGTTCACTTCTGTCGGGGGCTTCGTGCATATGCCGCAGTACGGGGTAGGGCTACGAGTAAAGGAGCTGCTCGTAAATAGCGATCTCCTATCGCTGCAGTCAGAGATAGAGCGGCAAGTGATGCAGGAGCCTGAGCTAACCTCTGTGCGTGTTCGGCTGCAGCTAGCTGCCGGAAACATACTGACGATCATCGTTAGCGCTATCATGTCGAGCGGGCAGCCGCTCTCTATCGAAGAACCTGTGAAACAGGTTACGATCTAAGGAGCGATGTAGATGGATGCCCCTACACATGACGATCTTTTCAGAGTGGCTCGCGATGCGATGCTCGCTGCAAACCCGCGACTGACACGCGCCACCATCGAGCGCCAGGGCACAGACTACAACGCCATTACGGCTGGCATGGTTGCGGTTGGCGATGAAGTGGTCGCACATAACACGATCATTTGCGCGTCTCAGATTCTAGACGCGTGCCGGGGCGACAAACTCACCCGCTACGCGTTTGACAAGTACAACACGCTGCGTAAGCCCGCATCTGTGTCTCTTGGCTCAGTGCAGATCTCTAGTCCAACGCTGGCTCTAGTTGGGTACACGATCCCGGCGAACTTGAAGCTGTCAGCGACGGACGGTAAGCAATACGTCACGACGTCTACGTTCCCGGTTACGAGCGGCACCTCGGGCCCCTACACAGTGTCTGTGAAAAGCTCGCTTGCTGGCAAGTCGCAGCAAGCAGGCGTAGGAACGATCACGAGCATACTAGACCCAATCACGAACGCCCCCGCTGGGATGCGTGTGACGAATCCCCTCGCGACTGCTGCGGCAGACGATGAGGAGGAGGATGAGGATTTGCGCATACGCGCTCGTAACTTCTACGAGACGCAGCGCGCCGGTACTATGTCTGCGCTAGAGCTGAAGGCGATCTCCTACCCTGGTGTGCGCAAAGCAGCCGCGTTCGAGACGGTCGATGTCTTGGGGCGCCCGAGCAAGTCAGTAGAGCTTGTCATCTCAGACGCGTTCACAGACGTCTTGATCAACACTGTAGACGCCTCGTACCAGGTACAATCGCAAGTGCTAGCAGATCTCGTGTACGCCTCTCTGAGTGACACACGTGGTGCAGGGATACACGTCAATGTGTATGTCGCCCAAGTGATCTTGCTGTCAGTGCTGCTCGCGCTGAACTTTACGGCTGACGCTGACATTGAGGACACTGCGCTACGTGCGAGAGCTGCGATTGTCTCTTATGTCAACAGCCTCAAGCCCGGCGGCGACTTCTCGATTGACGACGCACTAACATCTCTCAAGGGTGTCCCAGGGCTCGTAGTTATGGGTACAGAGATCTTGAGCCCGGTCGGTAACGTAGCAGCCGCTAACGGGCAGGTGTTACGCACGTCTCTGGCGTTTGTACGCGCTTCGACGCTCCAGCCAGACAGAGCGCTGCAGGGCTCCACTAACCCGGATACGGTCTAGCTCCTCATGGACACTGACGACTTCACAGAGAGTACACTGCTCCTAACGTGTGACGTTGGGCTGAAGAATGCTGCGTACTTTTTAGCCCTGCTAGATCGATCGTTTCCGTTCGAGTACATGTACCCGAAGAAGCAGACAGACACGGGTGGGTACGAGATCTTCAAGGCGATGGCTGCTGTAGGTGCGCGCCTGTCGTTGATGTGTCAGCGCAACGAGTGTGGGCTCAACATCATATTTGCGACTGGCGGCGCGTTTGCGACTGTCGCAGTGCAGTTTTTGAGACCTACAGGTGCTGCTGGGTCTGTGACGGTGCGCGCTGGCACTGTCGTCTCGACATCGAAAGGCGCTCGCCAGTTTGAGACGCTCACTGACGCTGTGTTTACAGGTAGTGCGCTAGGCCCCATTACTGTCAACGCACAAGCGATCGCTAGAGGCTATGAGTACAACGTCACGGGGCAGCGTACTAGCCTCGGTGGTGAGGTGTTGCCAGGAGAGATCGACACTATAGACGCGATGCTGCAGACGCCCCCGTATGGTGATGGCTCCATCACAGTACGCCAGATCGCAGACGCTACTGGCGGCGAGGCTGCGTGGCTAGACGGTCATGGGGCTAACCGCAACATGCTCCGAGACACTGCAGAGGGGGACGATCTCTACCGCATACGTATTAGGTCAGTTCCAGACACTGTCACGCCAGACGCGATCATACGCGCGGCTGACAACTTCCTGTCTCCCTACGGGATCGACTTTGAGCTCGTCGAAACTTTCGACGTTGCCTACCAAACATGCTGGGATGCGCCGAGCCCAAACGTTGGCACTCCGACGTACCAAGTAACACCTCCTGCTAGCATTAGGTACGATCACAACACGTTTGTTTACGACGACCCTAGGGACCCTAACCCGTTTAGGAATCGGTGGCTTGACGAATACGAGAAGAGCGGGGCATTCATACTTGTGATAGATGTGACTTTCCCGCTAAGCCCAACCAACCAAGTGGTCGTAACGGCGATGTATAGAAAACTACAGACGATCAAGCTTGCAGGCGTAGCCGCGATTATGGACTGGTATCACCCCTGGTGAAGAGGATGTCATGGCAGATAAAGTTCTGATCAACGTTCGAGAGCGCCCGCTGAGCACTGACATCATGCTCCTGCAGGCGTTAGAGCAACGCACTGAAGCTGACTATCGTAAATACTACCATGCTACTCAGCACGGCATCGGTGGATCTGAGTTCGCAGCTACGTACCCTGAGACCCTCGTCGGAGGCCTGCAGCTCTCTGTTGTAGACGCTAACACGCTGCAGGTGTTAGCCGGGTTTGCGTGCCAGGACAGCGCCTCCTTAGCCCCAGTGCCCGGGGCTAACGACTCGACCTATCGTATCGGGTTGATGAAGACGCCAACCAACATCGATATACCGGTGCCAGGCGGAGTCGATTTTACGTGGTGTATTTTGCGAGCTCAGGTCACAGAGGTCACGACAGTCAGCGAGCCTCGCGATATCATGAACTCGTTCACTGGGCAGTTCGAATCAGTAAACGTTGCAAAGCTCAAAGAGTGGAAACTCGCATTGTCGTGGCAGATCGGAACCGTAGACGCAGCCACTGCTCCGGCGCCGGCAGCTGATTACATACCGCTATACTTGGTATCAGTAGCGTTCAACGGATCTGTTATAGCGACAGCGGTTGACCTACGCCCGACAGCAGAGAAGCGTATGCCTGCTGGCCGTAGACAAAACTGGGACAGTCAGCCGATCTCCCAGATACTCGTGCGCTCGACCCCCGGGCTTATCCAACCTATCGTCGAGCAACTAAACGTGACTGAGGCGATCACAAGTCAGGACTCCTCGGGAGGTAACACAGGGGGGCTCATGATGCGCATGCTCCCAAGAGTCTCAGCCCAGTCGCCGATCTCGTTTCTTGACTTCGTGTGTCCTGGCTCAGTTGTTGCGGCGGGTAGTTGGCTCTACGCGTACATGACCCCATGGTATGGGCTCGCTCCGTCTGGGTACGTTAGTCAGTACGACGTTTCAGGGATCTTCTGCATCAGTAGCGTTCCACCGCGCGATGGTTACAACTCCTTATCGATCACGCCTCCCGGAGCATGGGCTGGGTACACAGTAATCGCAGGTGTTGCCCCTTGCGTGGCTGTAATGCGTAGAGATCCTGACAATGGCGCGTCTGCTGGCAACTTCGGTTGGGTCTCTATGCATGGAAGGAACGGTGTTTACCGGTTCTTCAACGACAACCAGAAGTCTAACAGATTGATCTATGACACGACGCCAGCGCCTACAAAGCTGCTGAACTTGACCGCGTCGCACATCCCTGATTGTTTTACTACGGTCAAGCTAAAGATCCTCGTAAACATGGCTCCGACGTCAGGCACAAACCTTGGCGTTAGCCTTTACTACGCCGGAGAGGAGGCGTTTGCCCCAATCGACTACAGCATCTTGTCGGCTCCGGCGAACGTCGGTGTGACTAGTTTCGAGTGCACGCTGCAGGCGATTTGGAAGCCCGGTACAACTCTCGTGGTCGGGGTTGGCAGCGCTGTGAATATCCAGACGGTGGAGGTGCTTCTGATGGAGGCCGCTGTTTAGCTCGCGCACCTCTCCCCACCTCTTTTTCGCCTACCTAGTTTCGCTGTTTGCCTGCGTGTGATACGGTCCTCCGAGATTTCCTCGCTGAAAAGGACGAACACGCATGGCAAACGCTCTTTACGACATCGGCCGCCAGAAGTTCCTTGAGGGCGCCATTGCCTGGGGTACGGGCAACATCAAAGCGGCTCTCGTTCGATCGTCTACGTACACGCCAAACATGGCGACGCACGACGAGCTAACCGACGTCACGTCTGGCGGCGCTGTCGTCGCGACTTCTGCCAACTTCGCGTCCAAGACTCAGACGGCTGGCGTAGCTGACGCTGCAGATGTTACGTTCACGGCGGTCGCTGCTGGCGCAGCGATCCAGTACATCGTCATTTACCTCGACAGTGGCACCCCGTCTACGTCGTGGCTGATCGCGTTGATCGATACTGCCACAGGGCTCCCAGTTACCCCAGGTGGTGGCGACATCACGATAACGTGGGACAACGGCGCTAACAAGATCTTCAAACTCTAGTCTCTGCCTACCCACCTGACGGCCGCCTGCACGAGGATCTATGGCAGACAATATCCAGCTAAACGTAGGCACAGGTGGGGATCTATCTGCCGCCAAAGATATCAGCGGCGTCAAGTACCCTCGTGTACTCTTGCAGTATGACGCAGCCGGCGCTCACGACGTAGATGGCACTCACCCACTCCCTGTTTTCATGGGTGGCTGTGCGACTGCGACAGACGGCAGCGTCGCGTGGTCTGCTACTGCCGGTACGATCGTCTCATCTAACACGGCACGTAAGCATCTCAAGATCCACAACAACGCGGATACTGATTTGCATTGTCGGTATGCAGCCAGCGCGACCACTACGACAGCTAGCGGCTTTGTCATTGCTGCGGGTGAGACGTGGGAAATGGAGGCTACGCCATACACAGGGCTTATCTCTGGAATCTGGGAGGGCACTGGAGGCACGGGGTCTGCTGTTTGGACTGAGACGAGCGTCTAAATGCCATTCCAGGGGCAAAAGTACCGCAAGCGTCATGAGCTGATCGCCACGTCTGGTACAGTCAACTGGACGCGCCGCGCGTCTTACGTTCAGTCGCTGATCATCATTACAGCGTCAGGTGGCCCAGGTGGCGGTGGTCGTGGCGGGGCTGCAGCGAGCGTTCGTCAGGGCGGCTCGGGGGGCGGTGGTGGCGCACGCATTCACATCTGGGTCCTCTCTGAAGACATCTGCGCAGTTGGCGCAACACAGCCGTGTGTTGTCGGGGCGAGTGTTGCCGGAGGCACGGGGGGCAGCTCTGCAAACGGTAACGACGGCGCTGTAGGAAACCTTTCGTCATTCGGCACCGCCGGGGGTTTCTTTTTTGCCGCCTACCCAGGGGGCGGGGGCCTCGGTGGGATAGGCTCATCGACTGCGCGTAGCGGGGCCGGAGGCGGGGGCCTTATGGGCCCGGGTGATCAAGCCACGACTGCAGCCGTGTCTGGCGGTATGCCCGTCAACGCGACAAACCAGCACGCAGACGGCGCTGGCGGTGGTGGGTGCGGTACGGCTGCGGCAGGCAAAGGCGCTTTTTGGGGCGGCGGAGCAGGGGGCGCAGTCACTACAGCAGGCGGTGTAGGCTTTGCAGGCGGGGTCTCTCATTGGGGAGGCGGGGGAGGTGGCGGTGGCGGTGGCTTGCCGACAGGCAACACTCAAGCAGCTGGCGGTGTGGGTGGGTACTCTGGACCACGCACAGACGGTGTAATGAACGGCAACGGAGGTGCCGCTGGTTCTGCCGGATCGAATCCTGGTACTGCAGGCGCTAACGGCTCCCGCATGCGCTCCGGCGCTGGCGGTGGCGGTGGCGGCTCCTCCTCTTCGACGACAGGAGGAGCTGGCGGTGCTGGCGGTGTACCCGGAGGTGGCGGTGGCGGAGGCGGAGGCGGTACGTCTGTAGGCGGCGCTGGTGGCGCGTCTGGCCGTGGCGAAGTGCGTGTGGTGTCGGTGGGGTAAACCATGCCGTTTTCCAGATCAGCATACCGGTCGAAGTCGCGGACAACTGCTGTATCGTCCAGCGGGTCGATCGCGCGTGCTCGCCGTTCTGTTGTGACACACCTTTGTGCTATTGGAGGCGGGGGAGGCGGGGGCGCAAGCACTGACGCAGCCAACAACTTTACTGGCGGGTCTGGTGGAGGATCTGGAGCGCGCTTCTACGAGCTAATGCTGACTGAGGACGTGTTCGGGGCAGTGTTCTCGCTGTCTGCAACAGTTGGCGCGGGAGGCATTGCCGGAGTCAACGGGGCTGGTACGGGAGGTGCTGGCGGCGCGTCGTCATTCGCTGGTTGGTCTGCTTGTGGAGGAGGCGGAGGAGGCGATGGCTCTACAGCGGGCAACGGTGGTGGCGGCGGTGGGCTGCTCGGTGTTGGCGGTCCAGGCGGGTCGATCGCCGTAGGTGGGCAGCCTACGAACAGTGTCGTCAACACTACGAACACTGTGGGGTGTTACGGTGGTGGCACAGGTGTACAAGAAGGCACTCCGACTAACCCGTCGATCTGGGGAGGCTGCGGCGGTGGCGCAAGTCAGGATATTGGCTCGCGCTTCGATGTTGGTGGCCTCGGCGGTAGATCTTATTTCGGCCCAGGTGGCGGCGGTGCTGGCTGCTACGTGGTGACAGATAACGCAGCTGCAGGCGGAGGCGTTGGATCAGCTACTGACGGCACGTGGGAAGGTGGAGGAGCTGCGGGTGGCACAGGCACTGCAGGAGCTAACGGATCTAACGGGACGACACCTACCTCGGGTTTTATGTGCGGCACGGGCGGAGGTGGTGGCGCGTTCCATTTGACTACCGGTGCGGGGGGCACGGGTGGTGCTGGGGGCTTTCCCGGAGGAGGTGGCGGAGGAGGAGGTAACGGCACAGTGCACACTGTGGCTCCGGGGAACGTCGGTGGCGGTGGGCGCGTGCGCCTGCAACAGGTACGCGGATGAGGGGAGATCTTGAGCTTAGCTCTGACAAGGCTGCGGCACTCGTACGCTGGGCTGCGTCTCACTGTCGTGGCGTAGAGTTCTACGCAGAGCTGTCTCCTAATGGCAAAGCGCTGGGTATCGTCATGCGCACGCCAGTACAGGAAGAGCAGCACGTGCTCTCTCTCGGCCTGTTCAAGCACCGAGCGTACTTGTGGGCCCTACGTTTCATCCGTAGGCAGGCGCGAGACATGCGACGGCTAGCAAAGTCGGTGCGCTGATGTTCGCGTACCTCATACTGCAAAACCTTAGCGGCGCTGGGGCTACTAACGTTGCACCAAGCGGGATCGCTACAGGTGAGGCTTTCGGTACTGCCTCTGTAACAGCTGCGGCTACTGTTGCACCCACTGCTATCGCGAGTGCAGAAGCCTTTGGTACTGCGGCCGTAGTTTCTGCAGCGATTGTTGCGCCGTCAAGTATTGCCACAGCAGAGGCTTTCGGTACTGCCGCTCTGATCGCAGCCGCCAATATTGCTGCGTCAGGCATCGCGACTGCTGAAGCGTTTGGTACTGCAATAGTTGCTGCAACTCTAGTAGTCGCACCTAATGGGATAGCGACCGCTGAGGCGTTTGGTACTGCTGCGCTGACAGCAGCCGCTAACGTGGCACCGTCCGGCATCGCAACCGCCGAAGCTTTCGGCACTGCCGTCGTTGCGGCAACGTTGATCGTAGCGCCCAGCGGGCTTGCTACAGCAGAAGCTTTCGGGACAGCTAGCCTTATTGCTGCGGCAGCGATCGCCACGACAGGTATTGGCACAGCTGAAGCTTTCGGTGTTGCCTCGGTTATTGCGGCAGCTACCGTAGCTCCTACGGGTATTGTGAGTGCCGAGGCTTTTGGGTCTCACTCTCTTACCTCAGGTCAGACGCTCACGCTCTCAGGGATAGCGAGCGCGGAAGCGTTCGGCACAGCTGCTTTGATCGCCGCGGCTACTGTCGCTCCTACTGGTATCGCTACAGGGGAAGCATTCGGTACTGCAGCTGTTGGGTCTGCAGGGGCTATCGCTCCCGCGGGGATAGCGACGGCTGAGGCGTTCGGAACGCTCGCCATTGTCGCGAACTTTGTTGTTGCACCTTCTGGCATCGCGACTGCTGAAGCGTTTGGCGCTAACACGCTTGCGAGTATTGTCGCGCTCTCTGGCATTGCTAGTGGAGAGGCGTTCGGGGCGCCAGCTGTTTCGTCTGGGCTGCAGATCTCCCCCATTGGCATAGCGACTGCTGAGGCTTTTGGGGCTCCCTCAGTAGCACTCGGCATTGCGGTAAGCGGGATCGCTACAGCAGAAGTGTTTGGCACCGCGGCTGCCACGCAGCCTGGCTCTGTAGCTGTGCCAGGGATAGCGACTGCCGAGACGTTTGGCACTGCAGCTGTTACGTCAGGGCAGGCGATCACAGCTAGCGGCATTGCTACGGCTGAGCAGTTCGGAACGACTGCGCTAGGCCAGGGGCTCACTGTCGCAGGTATTGCTAGTGCGGAAGCCTTTGGGGCGGCTGCAGTGGCGAATGCGGGGGGCACTGTTGCGCCGACCGCTATCGTTACTGCTGAAGCGTTTGGCGTAGCTTCTGTCATCGCTAAAGCTGTCATTGCTCCGCTGGGTATTGCGAGTGCTGAAGTTTTTGGGGCGCCGGTATTCGGCGACTTCAAGATCCCGCCCGGGATACCTAGTGCTGAGGCCTTTGGGCAGCCAGTCGTGCGCGCTGACATGCGCGTCGCGCTACTCGCAGGCATCGAGAGCGCTGAGGCATTCGGTACGCCTCACGCGTTCGACGGGTTCTTGCGCCCCGAGGGCATCAGCAGCATTGCTGCTTTTGGCATTCCCGCAGTCAGAGGAGGAGTCACTACTGTCGCGCCTGTCGTAGTGCGGCGCACGGCGGTGATAGAGCGCCCCGGTAATAGAGGCGCCTTTGTTGTACCTCGAGCTAGCACAGAGCTACGCCTGTCAAAGGGCCAGCCTGCGCTACTGACATACGAGGTTGTTTACTCAGACGGTGCGAAGGTACGGCTGTACGGCGACACTCTTGCGCTGATCCTGACGATATCGAAGACAGCGACTAGCACCCAGTTTACAATGACAGCTACCAAGCGCCCAGATCTCGACAGTAACGTGGCTGAGTTTGATCTCAGCTCTACGTTCTGGGCTCGGCGCGCTATTGGTACCTACCGCTACACTGTCTACCTGCTCTCGGGCTCAGAGAAGATCGAGGTAGTGCCGTACAGTTACTTCAAAGTCCTGGCCTATTCGGCGCCTGTACTGCCAGTAGAGCCAATCATCATTGCTCCTCAGATCGTCAATGGCTCAGGCGATGTGCTTGTCAACAATGACGGCGACATCCTCACCTCGGGGTAAAGCAGCATGGCACAGGTACAGCACAGAGATCAGTCGACGACGAACGGCATACACGTTGCTGCTCGCTGGCAAGTAGCGAACTCAGCGGCACGTAGTGCGCTCTCAGTCGCGGCACCTGATCTTACTGGCGTGTGCTACCAGCTAGACACGAAGGAGCTATACGACCTCATTGGGGTCTCTCCCACTGTGTGGCAGCGCCGAGCGCTAGATCTTGCTGTAGCTACGCCATCAGCACTAGCCACAATCGACGACGCAAAGATTGACGACAGATCGCGTGTGCGCATTGCCTGCTACTTAGACGACGCGGATCTTCTGAAAGACTCGGCACTGCCGTTGCACCCTCAGCTTGTTTGGGCGACGATGAGCGGTGTTGGCCGCTGGGTGCGTAGGCTACAGCCCAATAGAGGGGTTTGGCTCGGCCAAACAGCTTGGCGGATCGACTCATCGATCGGAAGCGATGACAACAGCGGAAAGCCAGAAGCGCCCTTACAGACATACGCCGAACTATGGCGACGTTGGTCCGGTGCTGGATCGTCTGTTCATCACACGGTTTCTAAAACGGTGGACGTTGTTAGTCTGTTGTCGACAGACGGCTTTTTCGGCCGCTACACGACTGCACCAGATGTGATCGTGAACATTAGAGCTGTGCTGCCAACTCCGGCGTTCTCTGGTTCGGTCTCAGGAAAAGCAGATTACCAGGCAGTCACTGCACCTGGTACGACGAGCAAGGTAACGTCGACTTGGGTTCCGGCGACAGAGCGTAACCGGCTGGTTCGCGATGTCACTAATAACCGCTGGGCATTCGTCGATCTTGATCTCGGCGGAGGTCAAGCCAAGTTGTCTCCGTGGGCTGACATCGATGTAGTAAACGGTGGTACGTCGATCACTACTGGTGATACGACGTTTGGGGCGAGCATTGAGACTTACGTTTTGCCTGTTGTCGCTGCAACTTGCAACATATGGGCAGACTCCGTGCGTACAGGGCAGCTCATTTCTGTACTCGTGCAGGGCTTTGAGTTCACAGGGCAGCAAAGCCTCTTCGGTGGCGCTAAGCTGTGTTTACAAAACTGCAAACTAGGCAACGTGCGGTACGGTTCTGGGCCGATCAACCTCAACAACTGTTGGAGCTTGAACGGTGCTATGTTCATAGACGGGCCATCTCCCTTTATGGTGTGGGCTGCCGGGCTGCAAACTGGCGGGTTGGCCAACAACGCCAACTCTGGTGGCGCTGTCTTTGACTTACGCAACGGGGTAATCTGCGAAGGCGCGCAGATTTTCATGAACCGCTTGTCGTTACTGCGGCTCCGCGATGTGTTTTTCGAGAACTTTGGAGGTGCTACGTGTGTGGTACTAACCGACGGAGCGCAATGCGTTATCTCTGCCTCTAACGTATGTGGCAACGGCAATGCCGGTGCCGCCTTCGACGTGCGTGGCAATAGCAAAGTAGGCATCGTCGGGACGGCCGTGTCGCAATGCAAGCTCACGACCGGCACGACGCAGTTCCTGCTGAACGGTACAGCCACCACAAACGCTTTCGATCCAACGACGGCTGCGATCTCAGCGCCGCGTTCCAATACGTTTGCAAACATCGACGCGACCTACGCTTCTGGCGGCTTTGGCGGCTCAGCACTTGAGCTAAGAACCGGTGCCGGCTTCGGCCAAGTGCCATAAAAGAGATTACCCCATGCCAGACGACCTCACAGAAAACCAAGAACCGCGTGAGCCCCCTCGGCGCTCGCCAGACTCGCACGGCATTACTCCTCGTACGTGTAACGCGTGTGGGGCAGACGCAACAAACTATGCGATCTGCCCAGTTTGCTACTCTACAGACTTGACGTACCCAGACTAGCTAGACTCCCAACCACTGCCAGTGGTACAAGGCGCTGTGACTGACAGTGATAGGCCGACAACTCGCCCAAAGTACAAGGAGGTCCTCAAGTGGGGGGACGTCCTCAAGGGTGTAGTAACGATCGGCTCCGCTGTAGGCGTCATCTGGGCGTTTGTTTACTCTGCATACAGCGGTATGAGCACTGACCAAGAACTCATAGAGCACAACCTCAGCGATCGCGCTCATCCACGGCTACTAGAGCAGCAGGAAGCACAAAGGCTGCAATGCGCAGACCTCACGAAGAAGCTAGAAGAGATCCGCTCTACGGTCTACATACTCGTCAAGAACGACGTGCGGCTGCGTGCCTCTGAGCGCGAGAGTGACCCACGGCTGCGCAAAGCAGCTGCCGACTTCTATGAGGAAGAGTTCGAGAACCTCGTGCGGCACGGGGAGCTACTGCAGGATGCCTTTTACGAGTCGCTTAGAACTCCCTGGCACGATCGACCAAGGATGAGATAGATGGAATACGCTGCGTACCTAATCAAGTTCTGGCCGCTAGCCTCTGTGTCGTTGATCCTAATGGTCGCGGGACAGTTTTTTAGCCTACGCGTCTTCACGAAAGAGAACGCTTACGCACCCTACAGCAAAGACGCTGCGGGGAAGCTGGCGCGGTTCTTCTTCTGGTGGGGACGAGAGAGCCTCCCGCTACATCCGATCGCTGTAGGCTGGTTCATCGGCAAGTGCTGGACGGACCCAATGAAGCTCGGCTGGGGTGTCGGCTCGTCTGTCTGCGCATTCATGGGGTGCGGAGCAGTGTCGCTGTTCTTGTGGGTTATCCTGAAAGGTAAGGCGAAGGAGTACGGCATCGTGCTAGAACTCCCAGGAAGTTCCGTCCCACCTCTATCCATGGGTACCGTCGATGACGATTCAGTCCTTCCTACAGCCGACAAAAGAGAAGCTGAGCCTGATAGCAGCGTTCATTCGTAGGCACCTTCTCGCGATCGTAGCGCTCATCATTGGCGGCGCTACAGCCGCGGCAGTGTTGCGACGTAGTACGAACAAAGTGAGCACGATCGGTGACGCTATCTCTGTGCAGCGCGCCAAGGTCGAAGTCATCAAGCAGACAAAGATCCAAGCCGACATCGAGCGCGTAGACGCGGGCAAGGCGAACGAGATCCTCAACGTCAATCAGCGCATCGTCGAGCAGCACAAGGTGATCGCTGAGGCCATGACTGGCGAGCCGTGGGAAAAGCTCTCAGACGCGCAGATACGGGCGGCACTCAGAGAGGCGGGGTTAGGCAAATGAAATACAGAGATACTGTAAGCGCCGGCAAGCTCACAGGCGCCTCTGAGGGCCCTCAGAGCTACCCTGCTAGCCGTGCCAGCGTTCTCGGGCCTCTAAGAGCCCCCAAAGGCCTTCTCTGGGCATGTTTGGCGCTACTCTGTAGCCTCGTGCTGAGCCCCTGCCTGGCTAGGGGCCAAGCGGCCCCAGAAAAAGTGCAGGCCCCTGCCGATTCCTCGTCACAGTTGCCAGGGGGAGAACCGTTACAGCTACGAGGGGAGCGAGGCGTGTGGTGGCCTCTGGCGACGGCACAGCAGCTGGCGCAAGAGCACACGCTACTAGGTGCGGTCAATACCCTCAGCTCTCAGCAGGCACACAAGATCACACTGCTCGAAGAGCGGCTAGAGTTGCGCAGTGGCATTGAGAAGTCGCTGCAGCTGCAAGTCGATGCGCTCGAGGAGGGCTTGGACGGGGCGGCAGCTCGGGAGGCAGAGCTGCGGCTGCAGAACGCGACAGTGCAGCAGCGCCTAGAGCGCTCGCGCTGGCTGTGGGCGAGTATTGGGGCAGCAGTCGTGGCCGTGATCGTAGGAGGCGCGTGGGGCCTCTCAGCGGGGCTGTGATGCTAATAGAGCTACTGGCAATGCTCGCGCTTGCGCTGATCTTAGGCTGGGGCGCACTAAGCACAGCAGCTGTAGCGTGGTGTAGCTAGCCGACCCCAAAGAGCATGAGCCGCACATCCTCGTGCTGCACAGCTGCTTTGAAGTCATCTGACATCTCTTGATTGATAAGAGCCTTCACGATAACTTCATCCCCAGAGAAACACGTGGCTCCTGTAGGCACTTCCCGCATGATCTCCGCACTCTTGGCAGTGACGAACATCTTGAATGTAACCTCACTAGTCTTTGGCTTGTCGTCCAAGAACACGATCGGAGCCACGTGAGGCGACTCGCTTGCCGCGCGACTCAACAGCCCGTGCCAGTAGTTGCTGTGTGGCACTTGCACTAGGCCTAGTGTCCTGGCCAAGAAGTACCCGCGGCGCTGGTTGCACGGGATGCTGCCGGTTACGTGTTTTGCGATCTTAGTAGAGCCACGCTCCTTCAGCATCGACTGAGATGCAAGATTAGTAACGTGGCTGTAGTCCGTGCCGATCGTTGGCTTGATGTCTGTCAGTAACGCTGCCGCGTTGAAGGACTCGTCCCACAGCATAGGGACGCCGCACACTGGGCATTTCTGGTCCATGTACAGAGTGCCTTACGCGCGTCCCGTGCGCATTACGCGGGGAAAGGGTACGTGTAGTCAGACGGCCAGCGCATGGCGACGACGCGCCACAGGGGGTAGCTCTCAATGGAGACGCAACCCTTGGCCGTCTGGTTGCCGCCGAGTAGTGTGATTTGCTTGCCGTAGTTGAGACTGATACCCACGTGCCCGTGTTTTGGGTCAGGCCCACGGCTGAGCACTACGATGCCCCCACGCACAAACCTAGGCAGAGCTCGTCCATGTCGCTCCCACGATCGTGCGGCTGCTGAGCCAGTGTGCTTGAGCTTGCACGTGCCAAGACCGAAGTTGATCAGCGCCGAACACCACGACGTCTCGTCGGTCGTCGCCATGCCGACAGGCAGCGACGGGCACCATTTGAAGTACTCGAGGATACGAGGCGTGGCGGCTGTGCCGGGAGTCTCAGTCACACCCAGTTCGGCCATGATGACCTTGAGCCACGGGGGATCTTGCTGGTCTAGCGTTGTGTCTTGGTTCACTTGGGGGCCTCCTACAAGCGCCCATCCTACTACAGCGCCTGAGGGTTCGCATCCATAGCCTTCGCCAGCATTTCGAGGAAGGTCTCTTCTTCGATCACTTTGATGCTGCCCCCCTTGGTGTTGTACTCGGCTGCTTTGTTGCGCTTGTGTAGCTGCTCGGGGCTCGCCTGAGAACCGACGACGAGGTAATCGGTAGTCTTGGTGAGCGATGTCGGTGTTGTGCCGCCGAGCGCGCGCACTTGCTCTTGTGCGTGAGGGCGCTCGAGGTCTGTCATGCGGCCAGTGAACACGACAGCTTTCCCAGCGAATGGGCCAGTCGTTACAGAGCTACGGTTAGGATTCTTGATCGTTAGAACTTTTAGCAGACTACGAAGTATGTTCTCGTTTTCGGTCAGGCCTCCGTGTATGGCCTCCCAGCGCTCTACACCCATGCCAGGGACTGGCGCACACCACCCATCTTTTGCCTCGATGAGTTGGTCGAAGTCTTCGAATACTTCAAATAGCCGCTCGGCTTGTGTGCGCCCGATCAAGTCGATACCAAGCCCTACTAGTATCTGTGCGTTTGTGAGTTCTGATTTCGCAGCTGCTTCGGCGACAAGCTTTGGTCCTAGGTTCTTGCCGAAGATGACCTGCATGTAGTGTTCGTCGAGCGTGTACAGCTCTGAGGGCTGCATGACGCAACCGTCATTATACAGCTCTGCGATCACTTGCTCGCCAAACCCCATCATGTCAGTTTGCTTGCACCAGTACAGCAGCTTCTCTCGCTGCACGTCTGGGCATTCTTCCGGTTTCGTGCAGAAGAGGAAGTCATCGCGCATCTCTGTTTCTGCTCCGCAGCAAGGGCACATCTTGGGAATCCAGATACGAGTGGCTAGCGCTGGCAAGCGGCTCTGCCGTGAGACCCTCTCGATATGGGGTATCACTCCTCCTCGGCGCGTCATCACTACTCGATCGTCTGTGTACAGCTTCAGGCGTTTGACGTTGCCGGCGTGGTGCAGCGTGGCGCGAGACACTGTGACTCCTGAGAGCAGCACAGGCTTGACGATCGCCACTGGCGTGATGGTGCCGGTGCGGGACACTTGCCACTGTACTCCCTTGAGTAGTGTCTCACGCTCTTCGTCATCGTGCTTCAGAGCAAGCGCCCACTTTGGGTGGTGTGACGTTGCCCCGAGCTTTGTTCGTTTGTTGTAGTCGGCCACTTTCACAACAAGCCCGTCAGTCTCAAACGGGAACGCTGTGTCGAGCACTTGCTTCTGCGCCAGTGCCAACCGTTCTTCTAGCTGCTCGGGTGTAGCGAGCCAGAAATCAGTGCCCATTCGATCAGAGCCATTCGCTAGCAATGCGTCTGTGAAATAGCCGTGCATTTGCTCTGGGTAGATCACATCATGAGGGACGAAGCACAGCTCGCGTGCCTCAGGCGTAAGTGTCTTGCGCAGTAGCGAGCCAGCAGCGGCGTTACGCGCGTTGACTGGCCTGCCGTTCGCGCGCTCTTCGAACGTGCCTTTGACGCGCTCCCAGACCTCTTTTGAGAAGAGCACCTCGCCCCGGAACTCAAATGCTGCGCCGTTGTCGACAGTAGGGGCGAGGAAGTTGCGCGCCAGCGCTGTGACGTCGTCGCCCTCTCGTCCATCCCCCCTCGTCACAGCGCGCACTAGCCGCCCGTCGGCATACGACACAGCCATAGACACGCCATCGTACTTGGGCATGACGGCAAAGAAATTGCTGCCGGTGCTCTTTGCCCACTCCAACACCTTCTCGATCGCCTTGGTCTTGTCGAGAGAAAGCATAGGCACTACGTGTTGTACCTTTTTACTCGTTACTGCTGAGCCAACCTGCTTCAGAACTTTCGACTTTGGGGCGCGTTTTGCCAATCCGTCGATGAGTTTGTCGAACGCAGCATCGCTTATCTCAGCCTCCCCAGCTTCGTACAAAGCCCGGTGGTAGGCTATCTCGGCTTCTAGCTCTTCAAGCGTCGGAGGTAGTGCTGGCATGGCTTCCTCAAGCGTGTAGCGCGTCGTAGTTATCGTTGATCATGCGTATGAGCTGCCAACAGCGCTCTTCGGCGTGTGGCATGAGATCGTCAACTGTAGTCGTGCTTTGCGGGCTCACTCGTAGCTGGCCCCTCGCCCAGACGTCGAGTGTATCAATGCGCAGATCGGGCAAAGCAGCTTCGCCGTTAGGGTCAGTCTCTCGAACTGCCCAATACACGCACCCTGTAGATTCTTCGATGTAGATCAGCGCCTCAGCCGCACGCTTCTTCACTCGGTAGGTGGTGGGCTTCTTCTTGCCAGTCTCATCCCAATCGACCCACTCAAACTCAACCTCTTTCTCCCACTGCATCGGGGTGCTGCCCGCGAGCATTGCGTCGTCTATGACGTTGAACGCACTGGCCCAAGAAGAATCAGTAACCATGAGCGCTATCTTTCTCAAGAAAGCGACTGCCTGCGTAGCGTTCTTTGGGTGTAAGTCGCTCGGTGTGGTGCTTTGATCATTCACAAACTCTTTGAGCGCGTCGGTGGCGCGCGCTCTTTTTCGGAGGTCTGTGTCAGTTTCGTTGCCGCCACAAAGCACTTTGGGTCCGTTGGGGTCTAAGCGCCTGACCGTGCCTGGGTTTGCTGCGAGTGCGTCAAGTGGATCTGGATACGGTCTAAAATCAGCGCGTGCGCTCTTGAGCTGCGCCATCGTGAGGCCCATCGGCTCGACTCGTTCTGCGGTGAGCAGAGCTAGTAGCCTCTCTAGTGCTGCAATCAACACGGCAAACTTAGACGTCTTCTCGAGGCGCAGTAGCCTCTTGTCGCCGTCTCGGTGTGAGATCTTTTCGATGCACAACTCTACTTGATCTGAGTTGTGCTCTTTGATGCGTACTTGCATGTTGGAGCTTCCCCACATTTCGTGTGCCGCTTCTACGACTATAGATCTCATTTTCTCTTGAAGGGAAACGTCGTCCACTCCGGTGACTTTGCGCGCTACAAGTAGCGCTGTCTCAACGTCAGATATCACCCGCGCTCGATCAACTCCCATAACTGGGCCTCCATCTCATTCATTTTTTCTAGCAGTTCGATAAACTGCGATCGTTCCATGCTGACGATGTGCTCACCCTTCTGAGTACACGTCATAGCCAGCACTGGCTTATTCCTGTACCTAGGGTCCTCGCACAACGCCGTGTCCTTGAGCCCCTGCAAGAGTTTTGCGCGCACTACTGTTGTGCTGCCATAGCCGCACTCGACCCAGAACGGGGTGTTGCCTAGATCTGGCGCGTCGTGTCCCTTACGTGCCTGGCCGAATAGGCGCCGACACTCGGGGTAGAGTCTCAGCAGCGCTTTAGCGCAGTCGCGCTCGTACCTCTTGCCTTTGTCGCGCGAGCGCTTGCCCTGCTTCTGGTAGTGCTGCTTTGTCTTTTTGACGGCCATGGCGCGACCGTAGCATGAGATCAGTTTTTTGGGCCGGTTGCCCTGCGTGCGAAGTCTTCGATAAAGGCGTTTCGTGCCTCACCTTGTGCAGCTAAGATAGCTTCAGCTGACTCTAGGGCCATTGTGCGCATCTTTTCGATGCCGGCTAGTGCGTCGTCGTAGTGGGCGATAGACCCTAGAACACACACGCGCATGTTTCCGAGGCCTTCAAGTGTCTGATCATATCCGGTGACCGGCGGTAGCCCCGGGCACTCTGTCGCCCTAAGCGTCAAGTACGCAGCACTGTGCTTCTTCAGCCCATCTCGCACGCTGTCAATGTACGAGACTACACTGACTAGCGCGGCTCGTATCTGCTTTGCGTGGTCGTCTGCGATCTTTGTCTGCGCACTCAAGTACGCCCTTAGCTCTTCTTTCGTCATGTCAGCTCCTCTGCGCATCTCTGCGCCTCTCGCAAAGATGAGAACGCATTTACGCGCGTCCACGGCCTGCCTATTTTAGTATCTTCGAGGTGTAACAAAGCATACGGCCGTCCGGCCTTGCGCGCCTTCTCATCGAGGCCCTCAGCAATGATCCAGTGGCCGTCCCTAGAGCGGTGATCTACGTACGGCTTTCCTCGGTCGACCTCAGTGACCTTTTCCCACTCTATGCTTTTTTTAGGCACTAGATTGCGTCCTTGCATCCGCCGCGCGCGCGGCACCCATAACACGCTTCCTTACTAGGGCGTGTCTCGGGCACGATCTTGTCTTCGTAGAAGTCGGCGCGTGTTTCGTTTGTCAACGCTACTGCGTACTGCAGTCGCTCGTAGTGAGCTAGCAACTCTGCCTTACGCACAAGGCGCCCCTCTGGCATAAGCTTTCCGGCCTTCGAGTCGATCGTAGCAATCGACTGCATCACTTTGCTAACACCGTGGAACAGCGCGACGGCGACTGAGCACGTCAGTAGTGCTAGATCGTTGTAGGAGTTTACCCCCATGTCGTGGTTGCCAGTCTTGTAGTCCCAGTGGTGCCACACGCCTTTCCGCTCGAACATGAGATCTAGCCGAGCTGACACGTGGTCCGTGGGCTCCATCATGTCGTAGTCGAGTGCGTCAGAGCGCTTGCGACGTACGTTGATCCCGAACTTCTGTTCCGCCAGCCCGAACTTTGGCAGCACAGACACGTCTAGCCGCTCGCACGTGCCAGCCAAGCGCGGATTCTTGGCCTTGATCCAAGCGAGCGCAGCGGGTCTCCCTTGCATCACGCACTTCTCAAGGAAGAGATGCATGAAGACCCCGAACCACATGCCCGGGTGTTTCGCTTCTTGCTCTGCTACGAACACGCGAGACGCTGGGCAGTTCTCTACTCGCACTAGATCGTTGCCAGAGAGAACAAACCTCTTCGCCTTCATCGGTGGCTTCGACGCAGGCGTAAACACGGCATCGAGACCTAGCGTAAGCTGCTCGAACTTTTTCATGGCATCCTTCGGAGGAGTCTTGCGCATAGTGGCTCGCTTTACTGGGCGTGAGGTAGTTCGATGATGGTGCCGTACGCTGGGCGAAACTTAGTTGTCATCAACCAGATGATCTTGCACCACCTGACGTCGACGAGGTCTGGGTAAGTGCCGTAGCCGTCAGTAGCGTACACGACGACAGAGGGGCGACTCTTGAGCGCCTTGAGGTGCGCAAAGGCGGGGCAGAAGTTGGTTCCACCTCCTCCGCCAAGTAGCGCCTGCGCACCAGAGACGCGTCTGATCTTACCGCTCGCAAATACAGCAGCATCGGCTGAGACGAAGGTGAGCTGACCGCCGCACTTTTTGAGCAACGCGGGAACTTCTGAGAGGCACGATTGTATCGTTGTGTCACCCATCATGCTCCCGCTCGTATCCATCACGAACGCCATGTGGGGGGTCATTTTGCGATACGAGGGGAGGATAGGGGCGCCCATGCCCCAGCCTAGGCCCCCCTGGCGACGCGAGGGCTGCGCGTAAGTGCTGTGCGAATGCCCCTTGGCCCACAGCACGGCCGAACGTGCCGCTACTCCCAGCTGCCTGTCCCAGGCGACAGTCGCGGGGCGCTGCTCGACGTCTGCCCACAGGCGGAGGCCTGCTGGGACGCGCCCATGCCCAGCCGCCCGCACGGCAGCCGCTGTGGCTGCTACAGCAGCCTCTACGGCCACAGACTGCACTGCCTCCTCGAGCTGAGGCACGTCGAACTCTGCCTCGCCAGGGAGGGAGTTGCCCGCGCCTGAACCACAGCAGCACGGGCCCTTTGGGGAGGGCCCTCCCGCCGCTTGCAGTTTTTTTAGCTCTGCAAAGTACCACGGTGCGGTTTTGCCATTGGGCAGACCGAACGTTGACGGGAGGAAATCTGTCGGTAGCATCTTGCAGCCCATCGCCTGCAAATCGTCCCCAAGTTCCATATCCTCCGCGTAGTTCATCAGCTCGCGCTCTGATGGCTCGATGCCGAGTGCGTCTGCCAACTGGTGGTGGCGACGGATGATGTGCTCTGCCTCGTGCAAGTAGCCTGTAACCACGTCCTCAGTAGTCCACGCGAGGATCACTTGCGGGTCGAACAGCAAGACCCCGAGGCGAGTCACCCCAGTACCGATGCCTTTCGGTAGACGATCTGTTGGGTGCGGGATAAGCGCGTACACCATGTCGGTCATGAACGGGTACTTGTTCGCGATCGTTGCTCTGGCGATGGCAAGTTTATCGTTGCACGCCTTTTTCGTTTTTGCGTCTAGCTCCACGGGGCTCACCGCTTCCTGTCGTGGCCGCTCGCGATGAGGATGTCACGAAGAGGCACTGTGACAGTGCGCGCCTCTTTGAGGTCGAATAGATCGACAGTTCGGTTTTGCTTGTCTTGTGCCTTTGGCGCTTTGCTGAGCATTGCGGCTGGCTTGATGACAAAGTCCTGCCCCGCAGTCTCCATGATCTGCGCTAGCAGCTCCCACAACACGGCTGTTCGCTGAACACGGTTCTCTGTGTTCTTGTCGCAGACGATCGCAGTCGCCGCGTTGAGCACGACGCGAGTAATACCCATGCGTCGTGCGTCGTGTTCGAACTTGACCTTTTGATCGAGGATGTCTTCGGCCTTCGGCAGGTTGTTCTGCGCCTCCCACTGTATGAGTTCCGCGACTGGCGACGCGCCGACGAAAGCAGCCTGCAGTGCCAAGCCGTCCTGTGTGGAGAGCCTGTGCACGGCGGCAGACGCTTTGGCGAGAGCCATGAGGTAGTAGGTGCGGGGGGACTCCCACGCTTTGAACAGCTGGGGGCTGTTCGCGTCGGGTAAGTTGTACAGCTGCTTCTTGAACTGCTGGTAGCCGATGACTGCCGCGCGCGCGTTCGAGAATGCAGCACCCCACTCGGCTAGCACGCGCGTCTCTTCGAGTTCGGCGCTTTTCAGCTCGATCGGCGCTTCGTCGAGCGTATCGACGCCCATGAGCCAGTCCTCCCAGGCGGCCTGCGTGGGGGGAGCCCATGTAATGTGCCCGAGACGGTTGGCGACAGGACACGGGATCTCTTGTCCCTCTGCAGATAGTTCTACGGGGTTGCTGGCGCCAAGCACACGCACAGCCTTGCTGAAGCGTGTGCCTGCAATGCGCCTGTCGAGCATACCGAGTAGCGCGGGACGTGCGCTCCCCATGGCAGTGTTGAGTTCGTCAATGAACACGAGGGCGCGCCCCCCTGGCTCTGCCTCTACGTCAGAGAGCCACGCAGGTGGCGGGTAACCCATGAATACTTTGTCTTTGATCGTCATAGCGCAAGGGGTGGCGCCGAACGCTGCCTCGCCCATCTCTCCGGGGGAGAGTGTCTGACAGAAGATGCCGTACTCTCGGCACACGCCATTGATCAGTGCCGTCTTTGCTACGCCTGGCATCCCCCAGAACAGTAGAGGGAGGCCCCAGCCGTCTTTGGTGGGAGTGAAGATGGCCGCCTTGATCACTGCCCGCATGTCGTGCGCGTTGAAGTGAAGTTCTTGTTTTGCGCTCGTCATGTCAGCCATTGTTTTGCTCTCCAAAAAGTGTGCTTGCTCGTGTGTCGTCTTACGCGTGAGAGGGGCGCTTTACGGGCACTCGTTATCGCTGCTCGGCCGCAAGCTGTCGATCTTGGCGAGTAGCTGCCCGTACTCGAGAACGTTTTGCGTGACAGCCGTCGCGAACTCTGGTGATACTTCGAGCACCTCACCAACTGTCATGCGTCGCAAGTGCGTATACGCACCCCACAAATCTCCTATTTTCGTGTTAGCCGAGTCGAATGTTTGAAGAAACACGTTCACGGCATCTGCAGGCACAGAGGCTAGGTCCATCTTTGTGTAGCACCTTCCAGCAATGATCGCGATTGTGAGGATGGCGCTCATTGCGTCGAGGTGCGGCGGGATTTTCGGCTGTTCTTGATCAGACATGTGGTTGCGCGTCTTTCTGCTTCGATGTGAGAGCTTGTTCGATTGTGGTGTAGTCGATTCCACAGAACTCGTACCACCTCTTCTGGTCGCTGAGCCTGCGCGGGTGAGAGATTGTGATGCGCTTGATGTTTCGGTGCTTTTCGTCCTTTGCGATCTCGATATAGTGTGTCGAGCCCTGCGTGTCCAACCAGTGCGTGAAGTAGTGCCACTCTGGGTCAGCGTAGTGCACTGTTAGTAGCGCTTTCATTCTGCAGTTCCTTCCATCGTAAAGGAAGTGAGCGCTTTGATGTGCTCGATCTCGTCTGCAGAGAACGTGATGTTGATTCTGTGCTCTGCGTTTTCGAGTCGAATGGTGACGTAGTTCTCTCGATCTACAAATCGCATAGCGTCTCTTAGCGACGTACTCTCCTCATTTACCGGCTCACCCGCCTTCCACACTTGTACTCTGGCCATGCTGATCCCTCTTGTTTATAGGCCTTTGCGAGTGTCTAACTTTTTTGCTGCCTCGGATCCTGCTTGTTTTGTAGGCTCGACGAGAAAACGAAAAACCGAGATGCTTATAAAATAGGCGATTTGCGGATCCTTGACACACGTGCTAAACCGCATGAGACCGCGGCGCTACGTAGCGAGGAAAAAACCCAACGGGGGCCTTTGCACTACGTAAGTAGTTTTTGGGGGTCATGGTCTGTGTGCTTCCTCTTAGACGAGCGTAAGCGAGTTGAGAGAGAAAAGAAGCACGCGAGCGAAGCGAGCAAGTTAGAGCTCTAGACTACTCGCTTCGCTCGTTGCCGCCTTCGGCGGCTCACAACTTACTTTTTTGATCACTGCTCAGCAACTCTACTGAGCTGGGTGAGGGGTGAGTTGTGTTCTCAGCATCGTGAATCTTTGATAGAGCTACCAACGCGTCAGCGAATCTACGAGTTGGAGATCCTTTCGCACTTAGATTTTGTAGATCTTGGCAGTACGTTTTTCTAGTGCCTGGAAATAGCGATAGCCACGACTCAACTACCTCATCGATTGCTTCGCTCTTAGGATCGCTCATAGCACTAGCTCAAAGCGTGTAGGTAGCGCAGGTCCGACGCTTCTGAAGTTTTCGCTATTCTGCAGGCACAGACCTACTTCCTCCTCGGTGTAGATTAGGCCAAACAGATCGTACACGTGTTCGGCAACCTCGCTAGCTACGCAGCGCGGCGGGAGTAATACTAAGGAGGTGCGCAGTTCTTCGTGTGCGAGGAAGTCTAGCGCCGCGTCTTCGATCTTGCGGCGCATGAAGGCAGAGCAACTCTCGATACTAGTGCGGAGCCCTGGGAGGACTACGACTAGGGCAGGGGCCTCTTTACTGGCCATAGTACACCCGCCTAACAGGCCCCGAGAGGCCCCTGTGTGGCGCGTGCTGTCGCCGAGCGTACTCGTGCTCGCAGCGCAGGGCTTGCACGTCGTAGGAGGCGCCGACGAGTCTCGCTGGGATGACTACGGCGAGGTCTGGTGTGGCTCTGCTTGCGACAATCACCTGCCCAGTCAGCCGCTCTGTCAGCTCAATGTCTTCGTCGATCTCGACAGTGCTACCAGTTTCAGTGACGAACTTGGTGTATTTCTTACCCATCGGTCTTTCCTCTCTGGAAGTATCTGTTGTAGGCAGCCTCAAACGGTTGAGTGATCGAGGCCCAGCAGTAGTCACATACCTGACGTAGGTACGTGTCTTCTTCTGGGTGCTCAAGGAGTTCGTGACCAGTGTCGCAGCCCTCATTAAAGCCACGTAGCTTGTGACAGTGTACACAGCGAAAGATCAACGCAGAGTGCAGCTCTTCTCCTGGAAGAAGTGCTCGGTAGCGTGGAGTTCTCTCAAGGCGTTCTGCACGTTGCTCTGCCATGTTTTCAAGAGACGGCGACATCGTCAGCCTCCTCGCTCATGCCGTAGGCGTTGGGTGCTAAGCACTCTGACTGCCCATCGCAGCCGTATTCCTCGCACTGGCTGCACAGCTCTGGTTTTTGTTGATCTGCCGACACGACTACCTCGAAGCAGTCGCGACACAGACAGTGCGTGTAGCCGCTCATGGCTCTAGCCCATTGAGTAGACGTGCCACCGAGATCAACTCGTTTTCTAGGGCTTCTTTGTGCGCTAGCAGCTCGTCTCGAGACATTTTAGAGAGCGCCGCCAACTTGCGCTCGATTTCGGCTTTGCTCAGATACTCGCGCAGGCAAAAGCCAGGCTGTGTGTCCTCAGCCATCGGACGGCCCAGCGAGTAGGCGAGCCACAGAAATCAGCTCGTTTTCGAGCGCTGCTTTGTGTGCGAGCAACCCGTCTCGAGACATGTCGCGCAGCATGTTAGCAGCGCAGCTCTCAGCATGCTTATTGACGTCTTCCCAGGAGACGTGCCTGTGCGGGTCAAACTCCCTGATAACCCAGAGAGCGCCTGCCTTGAATGAGGCCCTGGTAGCGGCTTGGCTCAAATGCACAAACAGGCGGAAGCCCGGCTGTGTGCCCTCAGCCATCGGATGACTCAGTGGCTGCAGCAACTCGCTCGTTTGCCTCAGCGCTCCTGATCGCGCTGTACAAGCCAACTTGCGCTTTGGACGCCCACAGAACGAGCAGCGACAAGTCGCGCTGCAAGGCACGCAAATCGGCGGCGCTGATCATTCGCAGTGTGCCGTCGCTAGCGTCTCTGTCGATGTCCTCGCAGTGCGAGCCAGCGTCAGTGATCATTGCGCGAACACGCGAGAACTCTTCTTTTGGTAGTGCAACTACTTTTTTCTTGCTCATTCAGTACCTCCCAACTGCCAGCGAGCAACACTCGCACGCAGTAAGCAGGTGCCGAGAGGCTAGGCGCGGGCGAGGTGCATCGTGGGGAAGAACTGCTTGCCGGCCCCAGTGCGCACGACTGTCTTGTTTCCCACCGTCTTGACGACTGTCATGTCGTCCATCTCGTCGGGCTCGAGGAGGTCAGCGTACTTGGTACGCGCGGCGTCAGTGAACTTGACGATCGTACCCATCGAGAACTGCTTTCCGCCACCCGCGACGCGCGCTCGCTGCCATCCGTCGGGCAGCGCGTCGGCGGCTGCGAAAAACTCCCTGAGGGCGCTAACGGCTTTTGCCGCTGCCGCGTGCAGTACTGGGGTCTGAGACGCCTCGCCCATCTGCCGTTCGCAGCGAGCGCGCAGCCCGTTGACGCGCGCGCAGTACCGGATCTTCTGCGACGTGTGCTTCTTGCCTGGCTTTGGCTCCTCACCGTCCTCGAGATCAAGCTCGTTCTCGAGTTCGTCATCCTCGTCTTCGACGCGGTCCAAGTCTTCAACCAGCTCGTTCTTCTTGATCGGCGTGACGCTGGCGCTCTTGGGAGGTGTCGTGGGAAGCTTGGGTGCAGGTTTGCTGACAACGTTCTTCGAGGCGTTCTTGTTCTTGCTCATGGTGCGTTTCTCCTAGTGTGTTGCTCTGGGCTAGTAGGCCCCGCAAGCGCTCGACTCTGTGTCGAGATCTTGCGGCGCGCACTGGCGCTACTTATTATCGTGGCGAAACCGCTCTGGAGACCCTGTAATGCAGTCTCCGCACATACCCGGCTTGAACCACTCTTTGATGCGCTCGATCGTGTAGCCAAGCTTATTGACTTTGACGACGTTGCCGCAGGCACACGTTCGCGCAGTGTAGTCACTTTGTCTCATGGCTCGCTCTCTTTACAGATCGAGCGTAAAAACGCGTCGTCTGCGTCGACAAACTGGGGCTCTGTAGTGGCACGGCTAGCGACTCGCACTACTGCTGAGTCAAGCTTACGTCCTGCTCGCATATTGCGTGTGAGTATTTTGACGGCTGCATCGTCCATGTCGGCTGCTCGATCGGCTGGAAACTCGTGCTGCCAAGATCCTCGTGTCATTGGGCTAGATTCCCCCGTCTGGATCGCAATCACTGCGATCTCCTTCTGGCAGAGTTTTTTGCCAAGCCCAGTACGCCTCGAGAGCCCTTGCCTCTCCTAGTAAGTGCTTGGCCTCTTCCCAGCCTTCGATCATGTCCTTTACGTCCTGCTCTGCGCCGTCGCTTTCGAGCGAGCAAAGGTACCCGTTTTTGTAACGCTGTAACGCGTCAACTGTTGCTTGCATGTGTTTCCTCCTGTGAGCTGCACAAGCCAGTAAAAGGCGCCTGTACAATCTGGCGTGCTGACTTTGCCTGTGCGACTCACAGCAGGCGCCAACTCTACTAGTTGGCTCGACTGCTTTTTGGTACTTCGATTGTCAATGAGCTGTCGTGCGATCAAGTCTAGCGGCCGGAGCCGTGTACACAGTGTTTTGCGCTGTGTGCCCTCGTGAGAGTGGCGACTTGATTGAGTTGTGTTTTGAGCTGCCTCGCTTTGTTTTGGTCAGCTCGTTTGCTGACAAGACGAAACTAACGCAGTCGGATCGACGATGCCAACGAAAAGTGATGAATCAGTGAAAATAGCGCTCAACAGCGGAGACAGCGCCAGGCAAGCCAAGTTGACTTGCCACTGCAGTTATGTTAGGCCTGTAAATAGCAGCAAGCACACTGCAAATAGGAGATCAAAAACCATGAGCACGACTCACGAAGGCATTATTGCGGTCGAGGCAAGCCAGGCAGCTGGCCTTATTACGTGGTGGACGCTGGGGGGCACTACGCCTTTAGAGGCGCTCTCAGAGGCGTGGGGGGCGGCAGGGCTCAGCCACGACGAGCTGCCAGCCGAGCCAAGCGACAGGGCGGCGCTCAAGCGCGCCTTAGAGGCTGTGTGGCCTGAGCACAGTGTCTCGCCGCTCAAAGGCGGCGGGTACGCTGTAGTGCAGCTAGTGAAGGGCGAGCACGCCGAGGGCCGTGACCCAAAAATCAACACGCTCGCAAAATGCTGGCTCGACACTGACGACACGTTGCTGCTCTGGATGCCAGAGGAGGCAGACCCCGTTGGTGTCATGCGCGCCGAGAAGCGCAAAGAGGTCTGGAAGGCGTTGCAGAAGTCTCGCGATGAGCTTGATCCGGTCGATGTCTCGCAGTGGCTAATCGCGCAGGCATACAACTACGCAGGCATCGCTCTGAGGCAAACAGGGGGGATCTACTTCGTGCCGAACGTGTACGCGGCAGCGTGGCGCACGCTCACTGCAGTATTAGAGAGCGTGAACAAGCGCGTGACTGTGTATGAGGTGCCAGCGATGCGCACGGATAAGGCAGTCGGCGCGATTCTCGCTGCGCTGCAGAGCGACGTAGAGACAGAGCTCACGCGTATCCAAGAGGCACTCGACCGCAGTAACGAGGATAAGCTCGGCGCGCGAGCACTTGCTACACGAAAGACGATTGTCGAAGAGCTGACCAAGAAGGTACGTCAGTACGAGGCACTTCTCGGCGCGAATCTCGATGTCCTGCGCGAGCAGGCCGAGAGCATGGACGGGAAGATTGCACGCGCCATCATGGCAGAGATGGACGTGTGAGATGCAAGAGCAGCATCACAGGCTGATCGCCAAGAACTCCAGCATCGTAGCGCGTCGCTACAAGGCGAAGTGCTGGTATGTAGAGGCGGAGGATCTAAAGCAAGAAGCATACTGCGCACAGCTCACCGCTCTAAAAACCTACGACCACAACCGGGGACCGTTCATACGCTATGCGTGGCGCACTGCCGTCATCTCTGCGAGCATGGCCACCAAGCGCATGTCCTCGCCAGTCTCGACGTCACGGGGGCACGAGGATAACCTACTGGGCACACAGCGCGCGAGCCTTCATGATGCCCCTGACACATGGGGCGGCTACGTTCATAGCCGTAGCGTGCCTCAGTCGCTCAGCCGGAGAGAGCCCGCATTACTTGAGAAGATGCTAGCTGCGTCGCTAGATTCGTACGAGCTGCTAACGCAAAAGCAGCGCGCTCAGGCTATTCGAGATCGAGTGCTGGCGCTGCTTGGCAGCGAGGAAGGGCTGGAGTTTGCTCTCGCTATGCTATCGCAGGACTATCGCCCTGCCGATGTATCGAAAGAGCACGCAGTACCTGTGAGGTCGGTGTATAGGTACTTCGCGAGAATCAAAGAAATCTTGGAAAACGACCCCGAGCTGTACAGGCTTTGGAAGGAGCAAGAGTAAAATGGGATCAAAGAAAAAAGTAGTAGCGCCTCGCGCCGCCCCGCCGCCCGTAGAGGAGCCCGAGTTCCTGCGCATCAACATCGCTGATCTCATCCCCACTTACGATAGAGATCTCGGCGACAACCCCAACGTCATGGGCGAGAGCGATTTCCTGTCTCTCAAAGCGTTCATGAAGTCTGGCGTTCTGCAGACGATCCTAGTGCATGCTGAGCCTGGCAAGCGCGGCAAGTATCGAATCGACGACGGCCATCACCGTTATTGGGCAGCGCTGGACGAGAAGATCGACACGCTGCCTGCGCTCGCGAGCAAGCACTCCTCCGCACTGGCCAAGCTGGCCGGCATCGGCATGAACAGGTTGCGGGGCGACATCGACTTAGCGGCTGCGGGCAACGTGGCACGGCAGGTGCTCGAGGAGACGCAGTGGACGCTAGAGCAGATCTCTATCCCCACAGGGCTCTCTGTGGCTGAGCTAGAGGCGCTGACGCAGGAGGCCTCTGATGGGGCTGACGACGTGCTAGAGGACTTAGGCAGCACGGCGGCCATGGGAGAGGACGAGGGGGCGACGAACGATAAGCCGTTTGTGCTCGAGATTTCCTTTACGAACCGCGACGATTACAAGTTCGCACGCCGCGCGCTCAAGAAGGCCGCTGGCAAGGGTGGAGATCTCGCCAGGGGGCTCCTGACGATTGTCGGAAAGGACGAAGATGCCTCCTAAGCAATCCAAGCAAAAGAATCCTGTTGACACCGTAGATCTCTCAGATCAGGCTTCGCGGATGCGTGCTAGCGGGTATATACCTGCAACGCAGATCGTGGACTCTGGGTACTGTACATCGCAGACAGTTGCCAAGTGGGCGGCAGACGGTCTAGTAGAGAGCTTGATCGTCACACGCTGTAGGTACATCAAAGTCTCGTCTCTTGTGGCGCACATCGGCGAGAGACAAGCAGTAATCTTCGGCTTCGTCACAGAAGCCGAGCTGGCCAGCAGGAAGAAGGAAAAGAAGCTATGAGTAACAAAATCACACTGAGCGACGAGGCAATCGCGAACTTGAAGCGCGTGATCAAGATTCGCAAGGGGAAGAAGAACGCTCCAGAAACTGTTGTTGAGGCAGCAGAGTACGTTATCGAGCGCGGCAAGAACCGCCTCGGTGCTCTCGACAAGTACAACTCGAAAGACCCTTCAGAAGCCGCCCAAGAAGAGCAAGCCGAAGAAGGAGAAGGCAGCGAAGAAGGGCAAGGTCAAGAAGAGCGCTGAGAAGCCTGCCAAGAAAAAGAAAAAAGCCGCTGCCGAGGCTACTGAGAAACCGGCCAAGAAGAAAAAGAAAGCCTCGGCGGACTCTGCTGAGAAGACTGCCAAGAAAAAGAAGAGCAAGGCCAAGAAGGTTGCCCCCGAGATCGAGGTTGACGAGGCTCCCGAAGAGGAGCACGAAGATAACTTCTCAGCTGATTTCAGCGACGAAGACGACGAGAACGCTGCAGAGTAGGGAAGCTCTGCGCACTGCGTGACCAGGAAGAGAGTACGTAGGTGCTGATAGAGCTAGGAAACGTGCACGCTCGCTTAGTGCGTGCGACCCCCTCAGAGCGCAAGTGGCTAGACAGTATCTTGTCATTCAAGGACAAGAGCTTCAAAGCCCGCATGCACGGGGGTCGCACGCACCTGTTTAGCGATCTCACTGGAACGTTTCCCGCCGGCCTTGCCCCGAGTGTCGCCAAGCGCGCGAGGAAGGCGGCGCAGCGTGTCGACTTAGTAGATCGCCGTAGAGTGCCCTGCAAGCCAGACCCGCATGCGCTGACTGACTGGCTGCGGGCTCACCAGGGCGACGGCCTAGACGTCGCTAGGCGTCTTACCCGAGGCATCTTCCACCACGCTACGGGATCAGGAAAGACAGAGATCATTATTGCTCTGACAGAGCTGTACCCGTGTAAGTGGCTGGTCCTCGTGCACAAGAAAGACTTGCTCAATCAAGTAGCAGCACGCTTCATGCTGCGTACTGGAGAGCAGATCGGCATATGGGGAGACGGCGTGCGGGACATCTCTCGCCGCGTCACTGTCGCAATGTTCCAGAGTGTGCACGCAGCTCTTAGAGGTAGAGATCGTGTTGCTATCGCGTTTCTCAGCTCAGTGCAGGGGTTGTCAATCGACGAAGTGCATGTTTCGCCGGCTGACACTTTCTGGGCGTGCATACAGGCATGCCCTAATGCGTACTTCCGTTACGGCTTCTCGGGGACGCCGCTTGCTCGCGGAGACCAGAAGTCGATCTACGCTATTGCAGCTGTCGGACCTATCATTCACAGAGTGTCGGCAGAGGACTTGTGGAAGATAGGGTGGATCGCAAAGCCGCACATCACAATGACCACAGTGCGGCACCGCCCGTCTGCAGCTCGTACCTGGGACGGGGTATACAAAGACTGCATCATCAGGAGCGATCAGCGAAACTACGAGGTAGTTGAGCGCGTGCTGCAGGCAAAGAAACCGACGCTTCTCTTCGTGAAAGCCATTGAGCACGGGAAATCGCTAGAGAAGCTGATTCGTGCGCGCGGGCAGAGCGTAGAGTTTTCTTGGGGCGAAAAGGCTACGCCGATGCGTGCTGCCGCAATCGAGCGCCTCGTGCAGGGGGAGACTGATGTGCTCGTGTGCAACGTCATCTTTCAAGAAGGCGTGGATATTCCAGCACTTCGATCGGTCGGAATAGCTAGTGGCGGTAAGTCAGCGATCATGGTATTACAGAATACGGGCCGCGGTACACGGAGACACGCCGCGGACGGGTCAGTGGTGAAGGACGAGTTTGAGGTCTACGATTTCCAAGATCTTGGGTGTGGCTGCAACGGCATACACCCCTCGTGCAAGTGGATGGAGAAGCACACGAGGCAGCGGTTAGCGGCGTACGCGACGGAAAACTACCCAGTCTTTATTCGTAGCTCTCAGAGAGGAGGCACAGCAAATGGGAAACATGATCACACTAGAGGAGCTGTCGCGCATCGAGCGAGAGCTACAAAATAAGCTAGCAGCTCCTGCGACGCGCGAAGCGCAGACAGACTTGGTTGACTACGCTACCCGCTCCCTCAATCGCCTCATTGCCGCGAGTAAGCAGGCGCTAGCTGTAAATGCACAACAGCATGCGTAAGCCAATAGGGGTAAGGAGCCCCTATGCGTTTCAAACTCTGTAAGTACTCGGTCGGCTGGCGCCTCCAACAAGTGTGCTGCTCGCTGCGTGTGTCGTTGCTCACCGGTCGATCGAGTACTTACAGAGCTTGAGGCGCAATGGGAAAGATCCTTCAGGGGTCCGGTCGCGACACGTGGACCGAGACCCTCTTGCGTTATCACGCGCTCATACCCCACTACCCTAGCGCGCGGCTCATCCGGCCTGCGCGCATCCCTGCTCCCCCACGTCTCCTGGGCGACCTCGAGCAGGACGTGCTGCTGTGCGCTCAGGCCTACGAGTCCTGCTGTCGCCACTACTACCCCCGTGGCTCGCTACGAGCGCGCTTGCGGCCCCTGGGGGCATCAGACGTGGCCAAGATGCCGCCTCGGGCCCGCACAGCCTTGACGGGGGCTGCTAAGGCGCTGTACGAGCTGCAGACGCAGCCGCATGTGTGGTGCGCGTGGAGCGTGCGTGAGTGGCGGGTATACGGCCCGAAGCGGTTCCGAGATACGCGACCCGCTACAGGTTGGGTGTACGGGAAAAAGCGGTTTGCTGAGAAAAATAAGTACCTCGGCTGGCACAGCGGCGGAGTAGAGTCTGGCGCTCGTTTGGTGTTTTCGAGCGCCCACAAAGAGCTGATCGCTTTGTGGGAGAGCATGCGGGCGGCTCTGTGCTTAGCAGCGCGAACAGGGCTTACAGCAGCGCTAGTGAAGAAGATCGTTGCAGAGCGTTTGCCAGAGCGAGAGTTTGCGCGCCTTGCGAGAGCTGCTCAGGTTGAAGCCGATGAGCGGCAAGCAGTAATCGATCAAGCAATAATCGACGGTGACTATCTGTGGGGTTAGCCAGTGTCAGATTCCTATGATCTCGACCCAATGTTCGAGAGGCAAGTGGGGCTACTGTGTGCGACGTCAACGAAGTTTGTGGGGCTTATCGGGCACGCTATAGATCCTGACAGTGTAGCTGACGAAACCGTAAAGCTGCTCGTGAAAGTAGCGCGCACGCTGCACAAGGAGACGGGGAGAGGCCCCAGCGATGTCAGCATCACGCTACAACGCTTGAGGTCGCTCAACGAATCCGGGAAGGTCAAGAAAGCGCAGATCAACAGCGTGCTCGATTTGCTGTGTGAGACTGAGCCAGCCGACTGGCGTGATGTCTCGAACGAGTTGTCACAAGTCATCAAGCGGCGGCTGCAGTCGGAGATCGTCAAAGACTCGATGGACGAGTACGCACGCCGCGGCGATTTTTCTTCCATACGAGATAAGATCGAGTTCACAGACAAGCTAGGCGAGTCAGACTTGTCAGTAGGCCTGCGCATAGGTGGTAGCGAGTCGTTTGCTGAGATAGATCGTTTGCGGCGTGTGCACAGGATGCCACTAGGCATTGCGGAGATCGACGCAGTACTCAGAGGGGGACCTCCGAGAGGCACGCTAACATTGTTCATTGCTGAGCAAGGCGGCGGAAAGAGCCAGATGTTGTCACACATCGGTGCGTGCAACTGGGCGCACGGCATGTTCGTTTGCTACGCAACTCTCGAGCTACCAGAGACTGAGATCGCATCTCGCGTAAAGGCAAACCTAACCGGTGAGTTTATCGACACGATCGCTGCCGGAAAGTTCAAAGCCGTGCGGCGCAAGCTCGCAAAAATGCACCCACTTCTTGGCACGTTTATCTGCCAGTACTTCTCACCCAAGGGAACCACTGCACAAGACATCATTCGGTGGGTAAAGCAGTGCGAAGACCTCGAGGGCTTCCCGGCAGACATCGTGATCGTAGACTACGTGGACAAGCTGCGTGGGCCGAAGAACTCAAAAGACAACGAATATGTCATCCAGGGGGCGCAGGCGGAGGAGCTGCGCACGTATTCGGCTGAGGAGGGTAAGTGGTCGTTTACAGCGTCTCAGGCCTTGATGAAGGGTAGAGATCAACGCAAGCGCTTGACAATGCACGACGTGCGAGACTCTAGCCGTAAAATCGACGTCGCAGATCTAGTCATACCCATCACTAAAGAGGAAGACGCACTGATCTACGGTATAGACAAAAACCGGTACGGTGTGTCTGGCGATATCGTTGGCCCAATACCGCACGACTGGGCACGCGGTAGGATGTGTGTGCTGTGAGCGACTGGAAGGAGAATAACGATCGTGTCGAAGCGATGTTCTCTGAGGCAAAGACGTCTAGCAAGACGGCTCGCCTGTCTTGCCCGTTCTGCGAAGACGATGGGCACAGGGATAAGAAGCTGTCCCTAGTGATCCGCCTGGAGACTGGCAGGTGGAAGTGCTACCGGTGTGAGCTGCGCGGCAGGCTGAGGAGTGTAGGTGAGGAGTCGTTTGATGAGTTTGAAGAAGACGAGGACGCCCCGAAAGAGTTCCAGCCACCTCGAGAGTTTGTGCAGCTTGCCGGAAACAGATCTCATACTTTCCGCCCTGCTCTTCGCTACCTTGCTTCTCGCGGTGTGGATGATCGAATCGTGGCTAGGATAGGCATACACGCTTGCGATGAGGGCTTCTGGTCCGGGCGTATCATTGTGCCGTTCCTAGACCCCCGCAACGAGTCTGTGTGGCTAGGGTGGATCGCACGGCTTTGGAGTAAGCCGAAACCCAACGCAAAGGGTGTTGCGTCGATGCCGTACTTGTACCCGGCAGATATGGCGAAAGGCACATACTTTCTCAACCACAACGCGATCAACGTAAAGACTGACAGGCCTGTGCTCACTGTAGAGGGCTCGTTTGATGCGTTTCCCTACTGGCCCCACGTTGTGGCGTGTCTCGGGAAGCCGAGCCACAAGCAGATCGCAGCGCTCAAGAGGGCAAAGCGCCCTGTGTGCGTGTGCCTTGATGGAGACGCGTGGGAGGAGGGGCACATGCTGGCTTGCCTACTGCGCTTCGAGGGTGTGCCATCAGGCAGCATTAGGCTACCGGCTGGAGAAGATCCCGCTACAGTGCCACCAAAGCTCGTCAGAATAGCCGCACGCGTTTCTATCGGGGCGAGGACTCCGATCAGACTGTGAAGCCAAAAGGAGGCAACATGGGTAAGAAGAAAGACGCAAAGAAGGCGATCAAATCACTCGAGAAGGCGGCTGCCAAGGGTCTTGCGCCAGGAGACGCGGGGGAGGTTTCAAAGCGCATCAAGAAGGCTGAGAAAGCTTCGCTCAAAGCGCACCTTGCGCCTAAAGAGAAAGGCAAATGGGCTACCGACAGGAAGCTCGAAAAAGAGCTCAAGCGCGTGTTTGGCAAGGCACTCAAGGCTTCTGTTTTCAGCATTAGCACTGATGAGCCGCGTGTGGCGTTTGATGGCGCTAGAAAGCGCGGCAAGGCAGTCCCAGCGTCCCCACTGGCAGTGGACGTGCTGCGGGACTGCCTGTATAAGCGTCTGCAGGCTCTGCCTTCTGCAGAGTAGGAGGTAGGATCTAATGGCAGCTAGGAAAAAGCAGGTCGTGAAAGACGGTCGAGAGGACGCGACTATGCCTCCTTTGACGCAGTCTCAGCGAGAAATCGTAGAGGTGTGTGAGGGCTTGAAACAGCTTCTCCTCACAAAGAACGCGGCGTACGGGGATTCAGCGCTAAAACCTATGCGCGTGTTCTCGAAAGCTGACACGGTCGAACAGCTCAAGGTGCGCCTGGACGATAAGTTGTCTAGGCTCATGCGAGGGCACGCACTGCCAGATGAGTCACTCAAGCAGACAGTTGAAGATCTCATGGGGTATCTCGTCCTACTCGTTATCGCGACGCGTCGACGCGAGGCGATCCCCGGTAAGCGCCTGTAAAGCGGGCAGCTACTGCGTAAGACAACAACCGCAAAGCAGTTTTTGAAAAACGGAGCAAATGTATATGGCGACAGAAAAAACAGGCTTCTCGATCACAGGCGGGGAAGCCTCAGAAGGCGTAGTACTCACTCTCACGTTCGCGTCACCTACGGTCGAGACCGCTTTGGCGTTCGCAGCAAAGATCCCAGGGGATAAGGCTGCCAAGGGCAAGCCTTCGAAGGCAGAGAAGACTGCCAAGCCGGCCAAGGGCAAAAAGGCAGTCGACGAAGACGAAGATGACGACGAGGAAGAGGAGGATGACGAAGAGGAAGAAGACGCTGACGAGGACAGCGACGAAGACGAAGATGACGACGAGGAAGAGGAGGAGGATGACGAAGACGACGAGGATGAGAAGCCCAAGAAGAAGGGCGCCGCCGAGCCTACCAAGCTCAAAGTCGACAGCGAGCTGAAGACGGCCAAGTCTCTCCGAGAGATCCTCACCATCCTCATCAAGCGCGGGTTCTCGGGCAAGGCCCTTCTCAAGGCATCTCTCGCTCTCAAGGACAAGTTGAAGCCGCTGGCTTCGATCGACCTCGAAGCACGCGTGGCAGACGCAGAGAAGATCATCCTCAAAAGCATGAAGTGAGCAAGGCGCCCTACGCGTAGGGCCCTTCTAAGAGGCGCTAGATCTAGCAGCGTGTTCATGGCACGTGAGGCTCCGAACCCTCAGCCAGATCTAGCGTCTCTTAGAGGGTAACGATGAAGCTGCTAAAGCTATACCCGCAGGGATTGCCGCCTGCGGTAGTAGACGAGACTGAGCCCCAAAAGCGAGACGCTGACTGTACGCGCTGCAAGCTGCATAGTGGCGTGCGTAACGTGTGCCTAGCGCCAGAGATACGCGCGGGCGGGTTGTTTGTCGTGGCAGAGCGTCCCTCAAAGCTCGAGGACATCTCGGGCAAGCCGTTCTACTCGCAGCTTGGCCAGCGTGTGCGGCAGATCTTGGCAGCACAGTACAACGGCCCTGTGTCGTATGAGTACGCAGTCAAATGCGCGACGGGGATCAAGAAGGTAACTGACCAGCACATCAACGCTTGCCGCCCGTACACAGCTCGTAGCTACCACAGGGCCGCTCCCAAGAGGATCATCTGCTTTGGCAGCGAGGCTGCGTTCTCTGTGCTTGGCCGGCGTATAAGCTCGGCGCACGTGCGACGTGCCTACGGTTGGGCTAACGGAGAGTTTGGGCCAGTACCTGTGTTCGTGCTGCCAGGCTTGCGACCGGGCCTGTTCGACAACCGGTTCCACCGAGCTGCCCTAGAAGAAGACATTGCGTGGGCCCTAAAGCTCAACCCAGAGCCTTGGTTCACTGACTCGATGACATGTCTAGTAGAGACCCCAGAGGACTCTAAAAAGGCGATCAAGCGTCTCAGCAAGTGCCCGCATGTAACGTATGACGTCGAGACGTACGGACGCATGCACAACGCTGACTTCAAGATCACTGCAGCTACGTTCAAGGGTGTTGGCGCTGATAAGTCCTACACGTGGACTGAAGAGGCGTTGCGCAATGGCGAGTGCCGCGCACAGCTCAAGAAGTACTTGGTCAGAGCATCGGCTGTTACGCAGAATGGCAAGTATGACGATCGCTCATGCGTGCTGACGTTCGGCGTAGCCCCTGAAGTGCACTACGACACTCGGTTAGGGCGCAAGCTGCTAGAGCCCATGGCGCTCGCCAAGTTGGAGATCTTGGCTGAGACAGTCGGCATGGGTGGGCACAAGAAAGAAGCAGCCGCTAAAAACGCTGCGATCAAGAAAGAGCTAAACAGACTAGCGTTCCCTCTTGGAGAGTTGACGAAGACGGGCAAGAAGCGCCCACCCCCTGCACCGCCCAAGCTTGACGTGCCTGAGAGAGTGCTCAAGGACTTACGCCTAGGCATTGAGCCTGAGGCTTACATGTTTGGGTATCTCGATCCTAAGACTCGCTACCGTTACAACGCGCGAGATGTGTGGAGCACTGAGGCAGTCTTCCTGCAAGACGCGCCACGGCTGCTTGCGCACCCAACGATCAGCCGTGTTTGGAACCTCGTTGTGCGGGACGCCAGCAAGGCAGTGCGCCGCATTGAGCACTGGGGAATTCCCGTAGACCGTCAGGCGATCAACAACCTCAGTGCGTATTGCCTAAAAGGCTTAGACGATCTGTCCGCCAAGATGCGCCAGTACACAGACATCAACCCAGCCAGTCCCATACAGCTCAGCAAGTTCCTTTACGATGAGCTGGGGCTGCCATGCAAGTTCACGACGCCTAGTGGCGCTCGCAGCACAGACGAGGCAGCGTTAGAGCACCTCAAGACAAAGCACCCGTACGTGAGCTTACTGCTAGAGAATCGCAAGCTAGCAAAGTTCAACAGCACCTACGCCATGGGCATCATGCGCAGGCTCTGTGATGACGGCAGAGTGCACGCCTCGTTCCTGCTCGACGGAGCCGAGACTGGCCGCCTCAGCTCGCAAGAGCCGAACCTTCAGAATATTCCCCGTGCAAAGGGGTCAGTGCTCGGCACGATGGCGCGCAACTGCTTTGTCGCGTCCCACCAAGACTGGGAGCTGTTAGAGCTTGACTTCTCGCAGCTAGAGTTACGCATCGCCGCCATGCTCAGCGGTGACAAGGCAATGATCGAAGACTTCCGCAATGGCATCGACATCCACATGAACGGTGCGACAGTCTGTTGTGAGGTTGTCTGGAAGATCCCTCGTGCAAAATGGGATGACATGACAAAGGACGAGCGAGACCCGTATCGCTCGCAGATCAAAACCACGATCTTCGGAAAGCTGTACGGCAAGACTGACCGCGGCCTAGCTGCAGAGTTCGGTGTGCACGAGTCAGTAGTTCACAAGATCAACAAACTAATCTGGGGCCGCTATAACGTGCTAGACGCGTACATGGAGGGACTCAAGCGTGAGGCTGCTCGTACGGGAGTGTCGCGCACGTGGTGGGCGGGGGACTACGCTCGTGAGCGGCCTCTGTGGGACATCGCAGACCGAGACGACGGCCGTAGAGCACACGCGCAAAACGCTGCAGGGAACGGCCCTGTGCAAGGGACTGCAGCAGAGTTTATGACCGCGTCTCTGTCGCCGATCGTGCAGTGGATTGATGACAACTGCATTCCCGCTGAGCTTGTCTCAGTCGTGCACGACTCAGTTATCCTCAACGTGCACAAGGCGTACACGCGAGACACGTGTAGCGCTGTGGACGCGATCATGCGCAGTCATGACAGCAAAGGTGTTCCCCTCAAGACTGACGCCAAAAGGGGGCCAGCTTGGGGATCGATGGAAGATTACAAAGTTGCTGCCTGATGTAAGGGCCAAGAGGAGGCGATACGATGGTAAAGAAAAAAGACGATCTAGACGACAGCAACGATGTGCTGAAGGACTACGAGATAGACCCAGCCAACATCAAGCAAGAGTACACGCGTGTACCGGCGTACCTGGCAACGCTCAACCAAGTCTACGCACAAGCGTTGCGGGACGCGATCTTGGCAAAGGGGCACCGAGACCTCGTGTTTGCTGAGCAGGCTGAGGCGTTTCTAGATAACGAGATACTGCGTCTTGGTCTCAACTACAAGAAGCCAGGCGAGGAGGTGATCAAGCGTGCTGTCGTGCTCACCAAAGAGTATCAGCGCGCCCTAGAGAAGTACGCTGAGGCAGAGTACCGCAAGGCGCAGGCCGGGGGAGCGTCGGCGGCAATGGTCGCGAAGAAAGACATGCTCGTTTCTCTGGGCGCTCACGTACGGCAAGAGTTCGACGGCCCCACAGGCTCGCCGCTCACAGGTTTCGAAGACGATGAGGAGGTCGACACAGACGAGGATGATGACTGACACCAACCCCCGCCCCCGGCCCCGCATGGCCACTGGCGAAAGGCACTGAGAAAATGCTCAAGAAAAAGAAGAAAGATCTAGACACCGGTCGTACGAAGACAAAGCTGCGCTTCGACGAGTACACGACCGAGCAAGCAGAGAAGGACGAGGCTGAGTTATCCTCTCGCGGCAACTACGGCAAGATCGGCCCTGGCAAGAACGTCATACGCGTCCTACCGGCGCGCCCAGGAGAGTCCTGGAAACTGAAGTTCTATAAGCACTTCGTCGACGTCAACGGCCAGGCAGTAGCGATCATCTGCCCATTCCTGCAGACCAAGGGAAAGCGCAAGTGCAAGATTTGCCGCAAGATCAAGACACTGCAAGAGAGTGGCGACCCTACCGACATGGCAAAGGCCGAGCGTATACAGGCGCAGGTCAAGGTCAAGATCTGGGCAATCGACCGCAACGACGAAGAGGCTGGGCCGAAGGAGTACGAGCTGAGCCCGGGAGTCGCGAAGAAGCTCACTGACTTCCGAAAGGTAGACGGTGTCGACTTCACGCATCCCAAGAAGGGATGTGACATTACGATCATCAAGACTGGCGCGGGGCGCACGGGCACGAAGTACAAGCCATCTGCCAGTCGCGACACTACGCCGCTGCACGAAGACCACGAAGTGATGGCAGAGTGGATCAACAACCTTGAGCCACTCAAAGTCAACCTCGAGTCTGACGAGGATATCGATGCGCGCCTGCGCGGAGAAGACCCCCGAGAGAACCGAGACAAGCGCCGCGGCAAGTCAGCTCTCGACGACGATGAGGATGATGAGTCGCTAGGCGACGATGACCTTATCGAAGACGATGAGGACGACGACGAGCCCCCTGCGCGCAAGAAGAAAAAGAAAGCGCGCGTTGAGGACGATGACGACGAAGAGATCGACTTCTGAGAGTTAGGGGAACCGCCGTGGCCGCCAAGAAAAAAGCAACGAAGAAAAAGAAGGCCAGCAAGCCAGAGGCCGCTACTCCTAGCAGCGTCGTGCTTGCTGTGCTGCAGAAGAAGTTCACACCCAGTGTCGTAACGACTCTGACGCGTGAGAAGAAGGCGATGGCGCAGATCCGCGAGTACATCCCTACGGGGATTGACGTAGTGGATAAGTACGTTATCGGCCGCGGCGGTTTCCCTGTAGGTAGGATCAGCGAAACATTTGGCGCAGAAGGATCTGGGAAGACTGCGCTCATTTATTGTGCGCTTGGCACGAACCAGCGTAATGGCGGCGTGTCGATGCTGCTAGATGCAGAGCACGCGTTTGACGAGGAGCGAGCAGAGGTCGCAGGCATCAACACGAAGTCGCTGTTGCTCGCTTATCCAAAACACCTCGAAGAAGCACTCGATCTAGTAATCACTGCGGCTCGCGCGCATAACCCGAAGTTTGGTCCGTTCCTCGTAGCACTCGACACACTTGCAGCTCTCAAGACCAAGTCAGGCGTATCCCTCGCCATTGGAGAGGCCCACTACCGAGGGGAAGCACAGCTGCTGAGTGACGAGCTGCGGGAGATGCCGCGCACGCTGCACAAGCACCGTACGCACTTCGCCATCATCAACCAGACGCGCACTAAGATTGGCGGAGGCGGCTATGGGGGCCCTGAGATCATTACCCCGGGTGGCAATGCCCCTAAGTTCTACACGTCGCTTCGTCTGCAGTTCTTTGGCGGTAAGGCAATCAAGGACGCTCACGATCAGCACATCGCAAAAGTCACTACGCTAGTCTGCGTCAAGAACAGGCTACAGCGCCCGTTCACGAAGGCCAAGGTCAGATTCGACTACGCTACTGGGTATAACGATCGCTGGACTACAGTGGCACATGCCAAGCGCATGGGAGTCATCAAGCCACGTCGTGAGAACGGAGAGACCCCATCGCTAGCCTCTCAGTACGAGGACGCTCTCATAGAGCTTGGTTGGGCATACAACGACAAGAACGACGCAGCGGCAGCCCTAGACGGGCGCAAACAGTCGCGAGAAGTGTCTGAGGACAGTGATGACTAAGATCGCTGTTATCTCAGACTTGCACGTGCACAACTTCCGAGTGTTCGGAGGCGCACGCAAGTCTGGTATCAACGAGCGCTGCCAGGTAGTGCTTGACGCTGTGGCGTGCGCTATTACCGCTGCGCACAGTGAGGCCGCAACACAGCTTGTAGTGACAGGAGATGTGTTCGACGTATCTGATCCACCACCTCAGGTGCAGGCAGCCCTAATCGATGTGCTCAAGACATTCAAAGGTGATGTGCACCTTTTAGTTGGAAACCACGATCAGTACAGTATGGACACAGGAGACCACGCCCTAGGGCCACTTTGGGGTCACACTACGCGCCGCGATGGGGCGGTGCTTGTGCATGAGGAGGTCACGAGGCTTGGAGAGTTACTGTTCGTTCCGTTCCGGCCTGAGCCCGTACAGCACTGGCTTGCAAAAGCGATCGCTGAGCACGAAGGCGCTGTGCACACAGTATTTGCGCACTTCGGAGTCAGCGATGAACGCACACCGTCTTGGCTTCAAGACTCCCCAGACTCAATCTCGGCTATCCGTCTCTTCAAGATAATGAAGCGCTATGGCATAGAGCGATTCGTGGTTGGCAACTGGCACGAGCATCAGATCTGGCGAAAGCTTGGGTCAACGATCGTACAAGTAGGCGCGTTAGTGCCCACGGGGTTTGGTAACCTCGGGCTGGCATACGGTAGAGTTGTGCTGCTCAGCGAAACTGCTCTAAGGGTTGTCGAAGTGCCTGGCCCCCGCTTCCTCACAACAACGTGGGGCGTTGACATCGAGGAGGAGATCAGCGAGTACGGAGAGCATGTCAACTTGCACGTCACTGCTGAGCCCTCAGAGCTTGCTGTAGCGCGTGCTTGGCTGGCAGAACACTCTGAGCGCCTGCACATCGTCAACAGCCGCATACTACCCAACAGAGAGTCGGCAAAGCAGCTCACACACGCAGCCGCAAAGGCTGCCAGCAGTCACGACGAGAGGGACAAGGCTGTAGCGGCATACGTAAAAAAGATGCCGCTTGCGGAAGGCGTAGAGCGCAAGAAAGTAGCCACGCATATCAAGCGCTACTTAGACAGGTAGGAGGAAAGATGGACCAAGATCAACAAGAGTTGCCCCCATTGCTCGTAGGACTCGACTTCGAGACTGAGGGCCTATACGAGCAGACGGATACGATCCTTGAGTGCGCCGTTATCCACGTCGACGCGCAAACACTTGAGGAGCAGTCGCGCGCGGAGTGGTTCCTGACGGAGCGCTCCAACACAACACCACATCCGGCAGTGACTGAGATGCACAGGGTCAGTGGGCTGTTCGACTTGATCGATAAAGAGCGCCGCGCCGGAGTCACATTTGCCGCGGCTGATCTTGACATCGAGTTGCTCAAGTACTTCCAGAGCATCAGCCCGCAGCCCGGCAGGATTATGCTGTTCGGAAACGGCATCGGGCAGTTCGACGTGCGCTTCATGCGTCGTTACACGCCAAAGGCGCTAAAGCACTTGCACTACCGAGTACTCGACACGTCCGGTATGATTGAGACACACAAACTGTGGTACGGGCCAATGCAGAAGCCTGAGAGGGCGCACAGGGCGCTCGCTGACATTCTCCAGTCGCTGGCTGCTCTACAGTTCCAACGGCGTGTTTGCCAAGCAGCTAGGCGCTATGACGGTATCCCATGCGGATCTTGATTGACTGCGATGGAGTGCTCTCAAACTTTGCTGAGCACATCAAACCGCTCTGCCCTGAGCTAGCCGCGCTTCTCAATGATGAGATGAGCTGCCGCACAGTCGCGTTCCACCACTTGTTCAAAAGCCTCAGCAAAGAGGAAGAAGAGCGGGCGTGGGAGCGTATCGAAGCGACTCCTGGTTGGGTAGAGTCGATGCCAGCGTATCCAGGCACTGCCGAGCGCCTTACGCAGCTTAGGGAGATAGGCGAAGTGATCGCAGTTACCTCTCCGGCACACACTTCCCGCTGGGCGCATGAGCGCTCCGCGTGGCTGATGCGCCATGGATTTACTAAGCGTACGATCGTGCAGACTACTCGTAAGAGCATTGTGCACGGTAATGTGTTCATCGATGACAACCCATTGATGATCGACGACTGGTGGGAGGAGCAAGCGCGCATTGGTAGCTGGCAGCCTCGTGCGGCAGTGTTGTGGGCCCATGCGTCGTTTGCCGATGCAAAGTCGGCACACGGCACGACAGCCACTCATTTCAAAACAGTGCTCTCAGTATGTGAGAACGTAAAGGCGCAACTGTCCCACATCAGGAAATACATCAGTGCACCTTAGATCCCTAACGCTCGAGGGTTTCACTCGGCACAAGCACACTGAGCTAGTGTTCCCCGAGCGTGGGATCGTTCTAGTAACAGGACGCAACGGATCGGGAAAAAGCAGCTTGCCAGAGGCTGTCAGCGTGGCTGTGTGGAACCAGCCGTTGCGAAAAAAGACAGGGCGTAAGAACCTCAAGCTGTTTCGCAGTAAGAAGGGGTACGTCAAAGTCGAGACCGACCTTGCGTGGGCACGTCGTAGCGCTTCTGGCAAGCTCACGTGGGCCGAGGCTGACGCGCTGCAGAACACGCAGTACGAGAACAACACGAAGGCACAGCACGCACTAGAGCAGCGCGTGGGGTCGCACTTGCTGTGGTCTCGCTGCAACGTGTTCAGTTCTTCTGACGTCGCTGCCTTCTCAAAGGCAAAGGACTCTGATCGCAAACAGCTGCTAGAGTCAGCACTGCGTCTCGACGTATTCGACAAAGCACACGAGACGTGCCGCAAAGACTTGAGAGAGGCGCAGTCAGCTGAGCAGGCACTAAGAGCACGTCAGGCAGTGCTGCAAGAGCGCGTCAACGGCCTGCGCGCACAGATCAAAGCGTCTCCTGTAGCGGCAAGCATGCGGCACCTAAGGATCGCCGGTAAGCCCGTTGTTGCATCGACGTACGAGAAGGCGTGCATCATCCAGCGCAAGATACTTGCACGCAACAACGCGACGCGTGTGGTTGCGCCGCAGCTGCGTCGCGAGTCAGAACTGCTCGTGTCGGCTGTGGCGAAGTGTCGAGCACTCACGCAGCAAGCCGAGGCAGCGCACGAGATGGCACTGTCCGGCAGCTGCTCGAAGTGCGGCTTGCCCCTCCCAGAACGGGCTACAAAATCGGCCGCTCGCAAACTCAAAGAGGCCAAAGAGGCAGAGCATACGGCGCGCGAAGCGCTGGCGGACGCTCGCCTAGCTGTGCAAGCTGCCGAGGAAGCCGCCCAGCGGGCCCAGGAGGAGGCGGGGGCGGCTAGGGAGGCCCTAGGGCAGCTCAAGGCCTGGTATGACGTGCTAGAGGGCGCCAAGCGCGAGCGCTGGAGGCTCAAGAGAGCGCTCCGAGACGCGCTCGAAGAACTATTTACCGTAGAGCTGGAACTGGCAGAGAAAGGCAGCTTGGCGGCCGAACTTGGGGCCTCAGCACAAGCGCTCTCTCTGACAGGGGTGCGGGCAACAATGCTCGCGGGTGCACTAGGCGGGATCGAGGCTGTTGCAAACGCGTGGTTAGCGCGGCTATCAACGTTCGAAGACAACCAGATCAGCTGCACACTAAAGCCCTACGCAGAGTCAGGGGGCAGTGTCAAAGACGCGATCTCTCTAGAGCTGCACGGGCTGCCCATGTTCGAGGGGCAAGAGGGCCAAGACTTTGGGGCCGTGTCAGGGGGTGAGCGTCGTCGCGTAGACATAGCGCTTGTTCTCGCGCTCTCAGAGGTAGAGGCAGGTGCGTCAGGCGGTAGAGCGGGCACTCTGTTTTTTGATGAGGTCTTTGACTGGCTCGACGAAGAAGGCCGCGAAGCAGTGTCGGAGATCTTAGTAGAGCTGGCGGAGACCACCTGTGTTGTGGTAATCACACACAACAAAGAGTTGATCTCAGGCCTTGCGAAGAAAGCCGCAGCCGTTTGGAACGTAGAAAGAGGGATTGTCCATGAGCGAAGAGCACGTGTTGGTAAAGCTACAGCGCGAGAACAAGGTTTGGACTGAGAAGAACTTCCCCGGGCAGACCGCAGGACAGATGCTACTCGGTATCGTCGAGGAGTGCGGCGAGCTGGCCGAAGCAGTAGAAGAACAGAGTATTGGGCTGATCAAAGATGCGCTTGGGGACATCTTCATCTACACCGCCAGTTATTGCAATCACATGGGCTTCTCGTTTGCAGAAGTCTACGAGCGCGCGAAAAAGAACGCTAAGGACGTTCGTAGCACCCTCGTGTGCCTAGGAAAGATTGCCCACCATCACCTCAAGGCAGAGCAAAAGATCCGCGGTGACTGGGCTCAGCATCGCGCAAACGGAGAGCAGTGGCTAGTATTCCTCTTCGCCAACATTCTCCACAGCAATGCCAATAACGATCTTGTAGGCAACGCGTACAAGGTATGGAAAGACGAAGTTGAGCCACGCGACTGGAGCAAGAAAGAGTTCGACGGTCGTTGGGGGCAGTTCAAGTGCCATAAGGTCGTTACTGCTGGCAAGATCGAGAAGATAAACGATGCCATGAACGGCGCAGCCGAGATTGTCTTGGTTGGCGGTTGCGTGGATGTTGTTGGTAATACTTGGTTTGATAAACATAGGCCAACCG